TAATATTATTGTATATATTTGCAAGAAGAAATTCTGGGCGGGGCAGTTTTTAATGAATTGACTGCTTCCATGTATAACATGTTGCATGCGAGCAAATGGTAACAAAATAATTCTTTTTAATTAGGTAAGTTTATATGATTAAATGGCAAAATAAAGTACCAACTAAAAAGGGTTTTTATTGGTATAATTCAAATATATCACATTTAAATCGTCCTTTAATTTTGCAAGTGCTTGCTAATAAAAGCATTATGTGTTTTGGTCATGGTGGTAGTTTTCCATTTAATATGCTTTATGATCCAACTGTGTGTGGTAAAGCAAAATTTGCACCAATTGAAAAAAATTATTCTTGGCAAGATAAGTCTTGTTTAACAAGAGGTTGTGTTGGTTGGGTGTTAAAACCAATTAAAGATCAGTGGGTCCATATTGGGCTCTTTTATAATGTAAGAGGTACTGATTTAAATATGGCAGATTTTTTGTGGAAAAATGGATCATCTGAACACTCTTCAAGTATTGAAGATAATATGAGATTTTCATTGATAACATATCCAGAGATATAATGAGTTTTTCAAATTTAAAAAAATTATTAAATTCTATTAAATGTCCAATATGTAATTCACAAATAGATACTTTATTTAAAGTAAATAATCCTATATATAAGGGATTTGGTTATAGTTGTGTAGTTGATTATAATCATTATGCAATTAAAATTATAGAAAATTATTTTGTATATATTTCTGAAGAAATAGTTAATTTGCGTGACGAGAAACATAATTACTGTATTTTACAATCAAAGTTTGATACAGAAATTGCAATTGAAGAAATAGATGAAGAAGGTAGAATTCAATTTTCTTTTTCTATACCAAAAATTAAAAAAGATTTAAGTCTGTTTGATTTTCAAAATTTTAATTATGACAAAGCAATTAATCGAATTAAAATGATGTTGGTTTTTCAATAATTTGTCTCCAATGGAGAATTAAAATGTCTACTAAAAAATTATCTAGAACAGTTACTGAAGTTAAAAAGTCTAATAGAGTTAAAGCTAATAAAAAATTTATTAATAAATCATTTAGAGCCGCCGAACGTGCATATTTAGATGATATTAGAAAAGACCCAGATTTTGTTGATGAGGAGGTAACTCCAGTTAGAGAACAAAATTATGGGTGGCGTAGTACTCGTATAGCACCAGCATTTAGATGGTTAAAATGTCAAGTTGGTCGTTTATGGAATGATGTACATTCTGATATGTGTAATCTCTTTGAAAAAAACTCTGATGCTTATAAATGTCTTTTACGTCGTGTAGAAGAGACGCCCAATTATGATTATCGTCAGTATAAAGATGGTATTGAAAATTTTAAATTTTCATATTATAAAAATTACTTTTATGTAGATGAGAATGGGATTCTTTTTGAAAAAGAAATAATCAAAAGACCAAAATATGAACCATATCATTTGCATCTTAATAAATATCCAGAATTAATTCCTTGGCTTAATGGAAGAATTGTTTCTAAAGTTGGTGATAAGTATTATTGGAATATAATTAAATATATGGGTTATACTGAATGGAGAGCATCATTAGATAGATGGAATTCTCATATTATATATGAATATTTGACTTATGATATAATGTATGATACTAAAAGTATTATTTCAAATCCATATCAAGTTCCCAAATGGAAGCAGCCATTTTATTATAAAACTAAAAAATTATCATCTTGTCAAGATAAAGAGTTTTCCAAAAAAGATGTAAGATATTTTGAAGGTTTACCTTTAAGTATACAAAAACATTTGCTTAAATGGGCACCTAATTCTACGGAAGAAATGTTAATTTATCCTTGGTAATTATTTAGATATTGGATATAACCCTCTTCTTTTTAATCTGCTACGAACAGCAGTGTTATGAACTCCCAATTCTTTTGCTACTTGTGAGCAATTGGTTGCCCTAATCATTTTAATTAAATCATCATCACATGGCCATTGTATTTTGCAACCTTTATTTAATTTTGGAATTTTGCGCAAATCCATAATTTGTTTATTATTATAATGATCAATTATTTTGTTAGCAATTATTTTCTTTCTTTCTAAAGAAATACTATGATTGTCATAATATGCAAATTGTAATAATTTAAAACAATTAGTTCCATATGCATTTAAACTATATGAATTTGTTTTAGCAATTATTTGCTTTCCATTAATTTCTGAATTTTGTTTTCCTCTATTGGTAATAGTTGTATGTATTAAAAAACTTTTTAATTTTATTTGTAATTGTTCTAAAAAATTTTTTGATGCAGAAATTATTTGACATGAATGTTTAATATTTTTATTTGAATAATATTCTCCTAAAGATCCATCACCATCAATACACCCCCTAACAAAATCTTTAAAATAAATATCTGGAATATAAGGCAATGTAATATTATATGTTTTTTGTGGTGTACAGCCATGTACAATAAACCAATTTGCAATTTCATTGCGTGTTATTCTTATACCATAATAATTAGCTTTAAATTGGTGTAATTTTAAATTAGTTCCAATCAAATTTTTTATTTTATTAAGCCAATCAATATCACAAGAACTTATTTGACATGCATATGTATTGGGACCATTTTTATATACACATCCATCTGTAATAAATGCTCCTAATAAATAATAAGAATTATTGTCTTCATTATTAAAAAATGACATATTATATTGATATATTTGATGCATATATTGAGATATATCACCATAATTCATTTTTATTGCATAAATATATGGCATATGGTGATGATATGAAAATTTATGGACCTTATCAGCGCAAATCTGATGGTCGTCAAATAGTTATTGTAATTGATAAAAATGGTAAAAAAAGAACAGTTAGTTATCCTAAATGGATTATGGAATTACAAATTGGTCGTCAATTAGGTCCAGATGAAACAATTGATCATTGGGATTCTAATTTTAATAACAATGATATTGCAAATTTAAGAATTCTTCCAAGACATGAGCATTCTGCAGAAGATACTAGAAGAGTTGAACCTGTTAAATTTCAATGTGCTTGGTGTGATAAAGAGTTTGAAAGATCTCCTAGACTTATAAGAGATAAGGCTAAAAAGAATAAAGCCGGTCCCTTTTGTTCTAGAAAGTGTGCTGGTAAGTATAGTAGAATGTTGCAACTCAAATTAATTGATAAATTTGATAGTCAACCAGCAATTGATAGTACATATTATAAAAAGAAGTATAAAAAGGCATCAGGTATTATATTATTATCTCCTGATGATTTTATTGATTATCTTTGTGATATTTGGGAAGAATAAAATAATTTTATTTTAAAAATTGATGCGTCTTGACATAAGTGTCTAGCGTGATTAAATTTTATTTTGATAAAGGAAAAGTTATGTCTGATTTAACTATTGCACAAGCTTTGCGTAAAATTGCAAAATTAAAAGGTGAGATTGCAGAGTGTGATGCTCGTATAAAAGCGGGTGTATCTTATGATAAAACTAAGGTTCCTGCATTTAGATTTGCAGATCAATTAAATCTTTGGAATGAAGCTAAAAATGAAATGCTTGATTTACAAGCTAGATTATCTGTAGCAAACGCTACTACTTATATTGAGTATAATGGTAGTAAAATGCTTTTAGCCAAAGCAGTTAGAATCCTTGAAGAGTTAAAAGGATCAATTGATTTTTTTAAAAAGCTTTCACTTCGTTCTGAAGTTGTAAAAGAAAAAAATCAAGAGTGGAATGAAGAAAAAAGTAATTATGTTACTGTAACAACAGAAACAACATTTGTCTCTGATTTATCAGAACAAGATCGTGATAAGACAGTAAAAGAACTTAAAAAACAATTTGATGAGTTAAATGATATTGTGGAAAACGCAAATCATAAAACTTCTGTATAAAAGATTTTCCCTTATGGGATAAAGATTGGGATACATTAAGAGAATAAAAATAAAATTGGACACCCGTGATTGGGTACATAAATCTTCAGATTTATAATAAAATCATACCGGCGGCTACCATTTAAAGGTTGCTATCAGCTTTAGATATCGATATTGCCACGTAAAACTGGTTAGCACTTAGAACTTAATATCACATCTTAGCTTTGAGCATTAAGTACTTAGTACTTAGCTATAAGTCGTTAGCATTTTTTAACCAGTTTTCTTTTTATTTGAATTTTGTATCCCTTTAGTTTTTGGTTAGAGTTGATTGGACAATCGCAATGGTAATTCATTGAGGAAAGTCGGAGCAGCAAACAACAACCTACTGGATAACGTCCAGGCATCGCGAGATGACATAAGTGCAACAGAAAATAAACCGCCAGCAATGGTAAGGGTGAAAAGGTAGTGTAAGAGACTACCGCATGTTTGGTGACAAACATGGCATGGCTAACATTAGGTGCTGCAAGCCAAACAGCAAACGTTTGAGACTGTTGTGTCGAGTTTGCGGGTTGGTGCTAGAATGAATAAGTAATTATTTATCAAGATTAATGATTGTCTGGATTAATACACAGAACTCCGCTTATAAATTTGCTCTATCCAAATTTTTTATTAAGTAATTAGGTAATTAAATGAAAAAAGATGTATTAGAAAATAAAATTTTTAATGATTGGCAAGATTCTATAAATCATAGTGCTAGACTTGAAAATATAATAACAGAAAGATTATCGTATGTAATACATACTATATATAATACTTTTGGATATAAAGTTGATACTTGGTATTTTGCAGATGCTAAAGAAGGCGAAGTTGGCGATTTAAATAATAATATTTATAATGGTATTATAAATAATATAATTGTTGAATGTAAATCTCTTAAAAAAGAACCAGAAATTCTTATTATTGATAAAAATGGATCTGAATGGGAAAAGGATCTTGGAATACCAGTGAGATGGTTATTTGAAAATTTTGAACAAGAAGTTATTGATGGCAAGAAAAAGTTTGAAGAAAAAGAAGCTGCTCGAAAAGCCAAAAATAAAGAGCAATCTGCCAAACAAAAATTAGAAGACCAAGAATTAATTAATTCTGCGAAATCAAAATTATCTAAAAAGGAGTTTGCTGCTCTTAGAAGGTCTTTATGAGAATACCTCTTATTTATCCCAAAATACCATCTCCCAAAAATTGTCCATTAAAACAATGTATTGCATTTGAAAAGTTGGATGGAACCAATATTCATTGGAAATGGAATTGGCAAGAAGGTTTTTATTTATTTGGAACAAGAAGAGAACAATATTCCGCAGATCCAGATGGGACAGTACAATTTCAATCAAGACATGAATTTTTAGAACCGGCTCCAAGTTCATTTGATTCTAATGGATATTTAGAAAATTATTTGTTTGAGCACTCAAAATATAATAAAAGTGAAGTAATTATTTTTACAGAATTTTTAGGACCAAATTCATTTGCTGGTGGTCATACTCGTGAAGATGATTGGGATAGCTTCAAATCAGTAATTATTGATGTTATGAAGGATGGCAAGTTTATTTCACCTCAAGAGTTTTTAGAAGATTTTACAGAGATATCTGAATATGAACCGGCAAAAATACATTTACCAAAAGTAATTTATAAAGGCAAATATACTGGACAATTTGTTGAAGATGTTCGTAATGGTAAGTATAATGTAAATGAAGGTGTTGTTGTTAAAGGCGTTGTCAATGGAGATGTTTATATGACTAAAATTAAAACCAACGCTTATATGGAAAAATTGAAGAATAAATTTGAAGATAAGTGGGAAGATTATTGGGAGTAAAATATTATGTCAATGGATGGAATGCAAAATTTAGCGGCAGCAATTGTATCTCATGAAAGAATCAAATTAACAAGTCATGATATAAACGGCAAACAAATTTCAGTTAAATATGCATATCCTATATTAGCGGTTATATCCTGCGATCATACTCGTGGTATATTTACTGGATCTGTCAACCTTATGATTGAAGGTGAGCAGTATATTAAAATAGAAGCATTTTATAATTTATGGTTAGCTGGTTGGGAGCCTGCACCATATGAAGTTGAGGATTTTGAATGAAAGTATGTATTCATTGTGAGTGTGAATTTGATATTAATTCCATAGAGAAACGTAGGGCTGGTGGTCGTATAAATGAGTGCCCTAGTTGCTCGCAAGAGAATGTTATAAAATATGCTGGCGTGCAGGCGGCAGATGGTAAGCAGAGTCAAGCTACAATTTTAAAATTCGAGTCTGAGGCAGACCGATCAAGATATTTATCATTTTGGCAAAATAATTCTGGGTTGCATAAAGGAAAATCTTGTCAGCTTGGTAATCATTTATCAACCACGCCAGATATTAAATTTCAGACAATTACAGAATTTGCTCCGACCAATCATAAAGGCAAACTTTAAAAATTTTATGTTATCTTGACAGGTAGCGAATGCGTGTTAAAATGTAAGAATACAGAGACAAAAGTCTAAAAAATTAAAATAGGAGAAATTAAAATGAATAAGAATATTAAATTACAGTTAGATACAGTTGAAAAAGTATTTGTTGCCACATTTAATGCATTAGATGCAATGGCAGATGGAGAGCGAGTTCAATTAAAAGAGCTCGCAAAAGTTGTTGGTTTAGCCGTAGCAATGGAACCAAAGAGAGTATTACATTTTGTAAATGATTTCGTACATAACAGTGATATTGTTTATGTTACTCGTGGCAAAAAAGGCGGGATTGTTAAAGGAGAGAAGCCTGTTAAGGTTGTAAAGTCTAAGAAAGCTAAGAAAGATACAGATACAGACTCTGATTCTGATTCAAGTAATGTTTGATAAATAATGGAGATGTATAATGTTAATTTCAATTGTTGCCGGTTCATTTAATGATGATGATGGCAAAAAATCTGGTTGGGCTGAAAAATTTTTAAATTATTTAAAATCTCATATTGGTAATGATGGATTTATTTACCAATTTGTAAATGGTGGAAATTTATTTTTATTAAATGAATTGCTTTTGGACTTTGAAAAAGTTAAACCAAATGTAATTATTTGGATGGCTGATGTTCCAAATGATAAGCCCAAATTAGTCAAAAGCATTAAGGAAAAATTTCCTCACACATTATTAGTCACTTCAAAACGAAATTTTGACTCAGCATATTCTCTACAAGATATAGTATCAAGGGCTTTAAGTATTAAATCTAATCTTGTATTAGAATTTACTGGAGATAGATCTAGTGTGGCGGCATCTATTTATGATCCTCTTGGTAATTGTTTTCTTAATAAGTCAACAGATATTTCTAGTGTTGCAAATGCGCTTCTTAATAGATTAAGAATATTAAATTCTATTGCCAGGGTTAAATCATATAGTATTGGCGATAAAATTGAAGCTCCAATTACTGATGAAATTAATAATTTTATGTCAATAATTAAAGAGCAAGCAGAATCATTTCATTCTATTATTCACGGTGTAAACACTGATAGGATGCTTGGTAATGCATCATTTAGATGTGCGAGAGGATTTCCTTCATTTAGAAATAAAGAATTAGTCTTTGTTTCCCAAAGAAATATAGATAAAAGATATATTTCGCCAGAAGCATTTGTGGCTTGTTCTTTGCATGGTGGCGATAATGTAAATTATTTTGGAGATATTAAACCTTCGGTTGATACTCCAGTACAAATTAAATTATATAATTATTATAAAAATATTAATTTTATGCTGCATTCTCATACATATATTGAAGATGCGCATATGACCAAAGATGTATTGCCTTGCGGAGCAATTGAAGAATTTGATCAAATTATTCAAGAAGTTCCAGAAAGAAATGTTAATAGATTTTATATTAATATTCGTGGTCATGGTTCAATAGTACTTTCTTGTACAGCAGAACTTATTAAAGGAACCAAATGGATTGCTCGTCCCACACCAGAACTTATTTAAAAGAGATTTAATGCCAAAAAAGATGGAAATAGAAAGGAAATTCTTAGTTGAATTTCCAAAATCATGGTTTGATTTAGCAGAGCTATTTGATGATTTAATTGATGTTAAAAGAATTTCTCAAACATATCTTATAGCTAAAGATGGGGAACCTTCTCCAAGAGTTAGAAAAACAGTTGAAGGATTAACCGGAGATACTGAAACAGTTTATCATTTTAACAAAAAGAAGCCAGTTAAAACTGGAGTTCATGAAGAAGAAGAATACGAGATTACTAAATCAAAATATGAATCTCATCTTAAAAATGCAAGACCTGATAAAGTATCAATAGATAAAACTAGATTTGTATTTAAATATAATGATCAAATTTTTGAGTTAGATGTATTTAAAGGAAATCTAAAAGGTTTGGCTATTCTAGAAATAGAATTAAAAAATACAAAACAAGCCGTAGAACTTCCGCCTTTCTTAAAAGTTATAAAAGAAGTGACAGAAGATAAAAAATATAATAATTTTTCGTTGGCTTCTACGTATTATCATATATAAATTATATGAGATATTTGTATTTAATAACAAATTTACTAAATAATAAAGTTTATGTTGGACAATCATACTCTGAGACAGAGAGATGGAGACAGCATAAATATGCTGCACGTTCAAAGCCAAGGCAATATATAGATTGTGCTATGAAAAAATATGGTATTTCAAATTTTACATATGAAGTAATAGCAAACGCTCTAACTCAAGATGATGGCGATTTCATTGAAATTGAATTAATTAAACAATTTAATAGTCAAAATAGAATGATTGGTTATAATATAAGTCCTGGAGGAGATGCGGCTTGGAATAAAGGCTTACAAAAAGAAAAACATCCCATGTTTGGCAAACATCATTCTGAAGAATCTAAAATAAAAATGTCTAATAGTCGTATTGGAATAAGTTTAGGTCCTCATTCTGAAGAAACAAAAAAGAAAATATCTATTGCCAATAAAGGTAAAGTTCGCTCTACTGAATGTTTGAAAAAATTAAGTGAAGCAAAATTAGGAAAAAAACGTGGCAATATGTTGCCAGAAATAAAGAAAAAAATTTCCCAAGCTAATATTGGAAAAATCAGAACAGAAGAGTCTAAAAGAAAACAGTCAAAAAGTAGGATTGGTTTTTCTGTTTCTGAAAATACAAAAAAGAAAATATCATCTTCTTTACGTGGCGAAAATGGTCCAAGCTCTAAATTATCTAATGCTCAAGCAATTGAAATAATAAATAAAAAACAAAGCGGAATTTCAGCAATTTCATTAGCAAATGAGTATGGAGTTTCTAAAAAAACAATTTATGTTGTCGTTAAAAAGGGTATAGATTATTATGGAAATTACAAACCTTCTTTGGAGTGATATTAAAATAGAGCACTTTACTAAAACAAAATTAATAGATAAAATGGTTTTGGCTCATGTATTTATTGAAAAAGATTCAGTTTCACTAACTGAATATGACGAAAAACATTATGCTACTGGCAGACATTGCCTATATAGATCTCCAAAAGTTGTAAAACTAACTCCATTTGGTTTTGAAATTGATGCTGAATGGTGGGGAACTCAGTTCAAACAATTAAAAAATGGTAAAACAAAATTAATTAATTTATCATCTCATAAAGTAAAAATAATCGCAGAATTCTAATATAGCAATAAAAATACATGATATATGTATTAATGACGTGGTGGGTGAGCAGCTAAACCCTTCCTCTGCAAAAGGAAAGTTCGCAGGTGCAAGTCCTGTCCTCGTCTCTAAAATAGAAGTGTGCGCGAGTGGTTTATGCGGCTGTCCTGGAAAGACAGTGGATTGTAAAAGGTCCCGAAAGTTCGAATCTTTTCACTTCTGCAAATGAAAACAGATGATTTAAAGAAAAAGCTTAAAATGGCTAGAAAAAAAATTAAGTGCCAAAATCTTTCTGTAGAAGAAAGAAATAAAGCAATTAAATTTTTAAAAAAAATTGAAGAATTAATTAAGTTATTAACTTAATATAAATGGAAGGTACTCCTGAATGGTTGGGAACTCGGTTTGAACCCGAGAGCGTCAGAAATGGCGGGCGTTCGATTCGTCTACCTTCCGCCAATTCTTATTGAAAGCTCATTTATTATGACAGTAAAGATAGCAACATTAGTTGGTTGTGCCATTGGCGATGCTCTTGGAAATCCATTTGAAATGAAAAATGCAAATCACCATTCTATTTTACAATGGGATGGTTTATTTAAAGATGGCGGAACTTTTTGGAAAGGCAAAGCGGGTCAATATACTGATGATACTTTAATGTCTATTGCTTTATCTGAAAGTCTTATTGAGAATAATGGTTTCTTTCCAGAAAAAGTTGCCCAAGAATATCTTAATTGGTATAATAGTGGAAATACTCGTGGTATTGGCTCTACAACAGCTTCTGCAATGGTTAGACTTAAATTGGGCGCTTCTCATTTAGAAAGTGGTTTAACTGACCTTCAGTGTGCCGGAAATGGCACTGCTATGCGAGCAGCTCCAATTGGTTTGTTTTATAAAGATGATTTAAGCACATTATTGCAAGTTGCCGCTGTTGATGCTAGTATTACTCATAATTCTTTGGAACCCAAATTAGGCTCAATAGCTATAGCATTAGGTGTAGGGTTAATTGCAAACAATTATAATATTGATTCTGTATTAAATGAAGTTGAAGATATAATTCCAGAGTCTGATGTTAAAATGAAATTAACTTTAGCCAAAAAATTATTAAATAATAATACAGACCCGTCTGATGCTCTTGCTGAAATTGGAACTAGTGGTTATGTTGCTGATTCGGTTGGCGCAGCATATTATTGTTTAGCAAGTACGTCAAATTTCAAAGATTGTGTTATGATGGCGGTTCGTGGTGGTGGCGATACAGATTCAATTGCTGCCATTGCTGGAGCTATGGCAGGCACTTATTATGGCTTGGAAGGGATTCCAGAAGAATATAAAGTAGTTGAAGATTTTGATTTATTGCAAAGTTTAACTGACGAACTTATCAATAAAGAGATATAATACTTATCATGGAAGATGAATTGGTCGGGGACCAAGCCTGTTTGCTAAACAGTGCGACGCTTATGCGTTGGGAATCAGGATCTCCTTCTTCCGCCAATTGGAAGGTAAATTAGCCAGGGTTGCTAATGCCGTCTCGAACACGGTTAGTGCTAAGTGCATGGGTTTCGAATACTCTATCTTCCGCAATATTGGTAGAAGCACATGGATCTCAAGTGGTTTTGATATCAAATCATGATGTGATCCCGCCGCTTCGTAAACTAGGGTGGCTATAGTTTATCAATATTATAGGTGCAAGGCTATGGTAGCCGGAGAAACTCCAAATCTCTTGTCGAGAGCGTTCGATTCGCTATGCTCCTGCCATTTTTTAATTCTTTTTCTAATAGCATTATCACTAACTCCTAATTTTAATGCAACTTGAATAAAATTAGAATTTTTAAGCATACTTAGTAAATCCTCTATTTTTGGCCATATAATTTTAGTATTTTTATTTTCCCTATATTTAGTTGCACAAGATTTGCATCTTTTACTTTTTTTACTAATAAGTATATTACAATCAATACATTTAACATCGCCTTTTGATAGAGATTTTCCAGCATAAGTTTTTGTTTGCGAATGACAATTTGGACAAAGTATACATAAATTTTCTATACGATTATCATTAGACACACCATTAATATGATCCATTTGTAATGATAATAAATTTCCATTCCAATTATTATTAATGCCACAAGATGAGCATTTATTGACTAATAATCCTTCACGCAATAATCTTTCTTTTAATGAATTTGTGTTTATATATGGAGAATTTTGAATTAAAACATCATGTAATTTGTGTTTTATTTGACGAATTCCTATTTTTTTAAAATGAAAGCAAGATATGTTTTCTTCATTAATTCTTCTTTTTAAAGTTTTATAATTGCCATTACTAATGTTTAATTGTAATTTTTTAAGTATTTCTGAATATGAAAAACTATTAGACACTAATATTTTAAATTCATTTTTACTTGGTAAGTAAATTTTACTTATTTTCATTTGAACCTCATAGTGATATATACAAAAAGTGATAGGTTCGAAAATTTTATTATAGGAAAGAAAATGATTTCTGATTCGCCATATGCTTATTTAGAACCGGATTATAAAGCGCTTGTTAAAGATGTTTGTGATAAAAATCCAAATCAAGTTGCAGCTTATAAAATGGATAAGATTGGTGTATTGGGATTTTTTATTGGTTTGATTATGAAAGAGACTCGTGGATCGGTTAATCCACATCTTGTTAAAGATGCGCTTATTAAAGAATTGAATTCTCATTTATTTTTATTGAGGTTATTATTATGAGTATTAGTGAAAGTCTTACAACTGTAAGAGAATTATGTAATGGTAAAGATTGGTTTCATGATGTTGTTCCTGGCGATCATGATCGCATTGTTGTTTGTGTAAATCGTATGGATAATGAAGCTCATACATTAATACCTGATTTTATTAACAGTCATCAGGTATTAGTGCATTATGCATCTTTTTATTCTTTAGATAAAAATAAATTTACAGAGAAATTAAATAGTCCAACATTGGCATCAAAGCCAGGATTTGTTGATGATGTTGAAGATCCAGATTTTTCATATCTAATTAAAGAGTTAGATAGGTTAGAAAGAATTTGCGGATCAAATATCTTGCAAGATATTTTTTATGAGATTCATGATGGAAAGAATGCTGTGACTAATTTATCAGTTAAATTTCCAGATGTAAGATTATCTTTAGAAAAATTATTTGAAGTATTTGGTTTTGATGTAATCTATGAAGAACTGGATGGTTGATTGTGTCAGAAATATCTAAAGAAACTTTTAATCAGATAGAGTGTCTCCTTAATTCTACTTTAGTACAATTATTATATGGTGGTTCTACTGATGCTGGATCGTCTGAATTAGAATCGGTTTCTTGTATTTTTAAAACATTAAAATTATTAAATCTAAAAGTTAAATATGAAGAAGATACTCGTGAACTTTTAGAAAAAGGAAATATTTATAAGAAAAATTGGATTGAAGGATTTTGATGTTTAAAACTCAAACAATTAGAATTAATTTAATTACTCATGATCGTAAAAGAAAATGGTCTTGGAAGCCATGGTTTATTAAATCCCATATTGTTTATGGGTTAGGTGGCAAAGCTTATTTGGCACCAATGTGGGAATTGGGGTGGTTATTTTTAGTATTTAATTGGACAGCATATAATTTAAAGAAAGAATATAAATCTGCTCATATTGAGCATGAATGTCCAGAAGAATTAATGCAAGAACGTATTAATGAGTTAGAAGAATTATTATGTCAAAAGATGTAATCATGTAAATTTTATTACATGATGTGCATAAAATAATATTTATTTATGGGAAATTCAGATAGTAGAAGAAGATTGTGGGCAAAGCGAGAAACTTCTGGATTATGCATTTATTGTGGTAAATATCCACCTAAAATTAACAATAAGGGTTGTAATATTTGTTCTAAAAAGAAAGTTGAAATAACAAAAATTTTTGAAAAGAATAATTCAAATACAATAAAACAATATAGATTATTAGTTAAATATGAAGTAATTGAAAAATATGGTGGTAAATGCAATTGTTGTGGTGAGACACAAATATTGTTTTTGACAATTGATCATGTTAATAATGATGGTTATCAAGATAGAAAAGAATTATATGGAGTCAAAAATCCTGCAACTATGTCTTGGTATCTTAAATTAAGACGAGAGTGTATTAGAGAAGATTTGCAAGTATTATGTTTTAATTGTAATTTAGGAAAATCTATTAATAATGGAATGTGCCCACATAAAATAATTAATAGATCATTATTGCCTATTTATGATAAAAGGCATAACCCACAGTTTGATAAGAGATTAAAAATTGTTTGGCCAACAGATGACGATCTAATTAATATGTGCAATGAAACATCTGTATCGCAAGTCGCTAAAAAAATAGGAGTTGATTTTACTGCTGTAAGTGGTAGGTTAAAAAGACGTGGTAAATATGATTTGGTAAAAAAATATGGAACAATCAAAAAAACAAATAAGAAATAATTTTAGAAATGTTTGTTTGAAAAGAGATAAATATTCTTGTAGAATGTGTGGACGACAAGCGTCGCCCGATGATGCTTTAGAAATATTCGACGTGCATCATATTACTGATAGATCTGAAATTATTAATGGCGGATATGTTCTTGAAAATGGAATTACTCTATGTAAAGATCCTTGTCATATTAAAGCAGAAGTATTTCATTCAACTGGAACACCAATTGAAGGGTATTCTGTTGAAGATTTATATAAAAAAATAAACTCTTCTTTAGAGAAAGCTATTAAAGCAAGCGAAAAATTAAAATAAAATTACATACTTCGATATATAAGTTTATAATCGTAATTGTTATTAATATTTTGGAATGTTATTATCAATTATGGTTTAAAGGAGGTAAATGATTTTTAATTAAGTTATTTTGTTTTATAGTTTAATAATACTCAAAATGGAGTTTTCATATGACTGCCCAAGATTTAGATTTAGAGCACGTACATTCAACAGATGAAGAAGAATACAGCATACCACTTGATATCTCAGATATCATTAATATTTGCAGAGAATATAATAAGTTAGGTTGGAAAATTCAGAATCAAGTCGAAAATATATTAGAATTAGGAGTTGAAGAGTCTATTAAACAAGGTATTGTAACAAAAGAATCATTACCACAAATTAAAAGTTTTTTAAAATCAATTAGTAGTAACGCTTATTTTGGCGATGCAGTTAGTCAATCAAATGATTGTATTAAATTAATTAGAGAATATGAATTGCTAAATAAAGTTAAGATGTCATCAAATTTTAATTAAAAATATCATATATGTAATTTTAATAAGGGTGGCTTAAGCCACCCTTTTTATTTTAAGAAAGTTAAGTTAATGTATTTAATAACACAAGCTCGTGTTGGATATGCACACAGTGAAATGATGGCTTTGCATTTTGCTGCAAGAGAATTGGGTTGGGAAGTTTTACCTGCACCTACAACATGGCGTATGGATGAAGATTTTATTAACTCCAAACCAGTTGGCATTCCATATGGAAGTCAATTGTTTGCTGAAATTATTTCAGACCAACTTGGTTGGGAACTAATTGGAAATTCATTCGATTGGCTTACTAAAATTTCTATTGAATTTACAAAACGAAAAATTATATTTACTGATACTAAATCTGCAAAGTTTTATCCAGAAAGAAAATTTATTAAACCAGCAGATGCTAAAATGTTTCCTGCCAAAATATATGAAGCCGGAACATTTGATTATTTGTCTAATATGGATCCAAAATATTCAGAGATTGTTCCTGATAATTCTCCAACATTAATATCTGATGTTGTAGAGTTTACATCAGAATTTAGATGTTTTGTTAAAGATCAAAAAGTACAAACATGGTCATGCTATATGCATGATGGTGTTATTAATCATGACTTAAATTGGAGAAATCCAAAAGTATTTGATGGTCTTGAGCCGCCAGATGTGTTTGTTAATAAAATGTTAAAAGAGGTTCATAGCGAGCCGGCAGTTATTGACGTTGGAATAATTCCTAAATTAGGCTGGGCAATTATTGAAAGTAATCAGGCATGGGCATCTGGCATATATGGGTGTGATCCTATAGAAGCATTATTAGTAATGAAAGAATCAGTTAAAGTTAAGGAAGTAAAATGATTAAAGAATTTTTAGAAACATTATATAAAATGTGTTCAAGTGAACATGCAGATCATAACGCCATAGATGAAATTATGGATGTATTTAGTCATCTTTCTTCTGAAAAAAGATTTGACACAATTAATCAAATATTAATTGAAATGAATTTAGATAGTGTAACTACATCAGCAATATATTGCACATTTACAATGATTGGTAATTTAATTAATGTTCTTCCAGAATATGGTAATTTTTATCAAAGAGCAAGAGAGAGTTATGCTAGACGTGGAAAATCAGAGTCTGAAATTAATGATCTTTTAGATAGATGGAAAGATGGTGGTTCTCATTTATATGATCCAAATAAGTCTCCATACATTCCTCCTCATGTTAAAGATGAGCAAAAACTTAATGATAAGATTAAATGGGCAGAGTCAACTGGAGATCAAGATTTAGTTAATTATTTAACTTGGTATAAATCTGATTTAAGTCGAAATAAAGAAAGAGAAGCTAAATTTCATGAATTGAGAGTCTCTCTTGGAGAAGAAGAATTGAGAAAAAGAGCCATTAAATCTTTAAGAGGAATCGCTGATATTTTGGAAAATTCTAGTGGAAGTTGGCCAGGAATTTATTATTGTTCATTATCAAAGTGGGCAGATAGTGTAATTAAGGAAAGAGATATAATGGATGGAGTTACCGTTGTCTTATCTTATCCTTGGGGCGGTTAATTTATAAGCTTGACATTTGATGGCTGGTGGTTAAATTGTTTATGAGGAAATTTTATGTATAAGAAAATTTTAATTACCGGCGGTCACACTCAAATTCCAATTGATCAAGTAAGAGTTATAAGTAATATCTTCAAAGGAAGAACTGCTTGTGATATCGCAAATGAATTTTGGATGTCTACGCCACTTAATGATCAAGAGATCGTTGTAGTTGGCAATCCAGATATGAAAGAGCGAATTGAATTTGCTGAAAAATGTTTATATATGGATCATAATATTCCTAATAAATTTATTCCCTATAAGTCATATAATGATTTATATTCTATTATGGAGCGCGAAATAACAACCGGTAACTATGATGTAATAATTCATAGTGCTGCTGTTAGCGACTATTATGTCTCGGGAGTATTAACTGAGGCTGGCGGTGAATATTTAGATACTTCTAAAAAAGTTAGTTCATCGCATGATACTCTTTATTTAGAATTAAAGAAGACTCGCAAGATTGTAGATGATATTAGAAATCTTTGGGGATTTAAAGGAACTTTAGTAAAGTTTAAGCTCCAAGTTGGATTAGATGATGAAGAGCTTTTAAAAATTGCTCGTAAAAGTAGATTAGAATCTAATGCAGATTTTATTGTTGCTAATTGTTTAGAATGGGCAAAAGAAAAAGCATATATAGTCGGTGATAATAGAGAGTATTTAGTTTCAAGAGAAGCTTTAGGTAAAGCTCTTTTTATGGAGGTTTATTCAGAATGAATATTTTATTAGGAGTAACAGGGTCTGTAGCTGCTACGGTTGCTGGTCAATTAGTTTTTTGTTTAAAAGAAATTGGAGAAGTTAAAGTTGTAGCAACTGATTCGGCACTTAGATTTGATAATCTGCCTTCAGTACAAAATTCATTTTCGGTTAATAGTGCTTATCATTATACTGATGCAGATGAATGGAAATGGAAAAAATTAGGAGATCCAGTTCTTCATATTGAATTAAAAGATTGGTATGATGTATTTGTTATTGCTCCTGCAAGTGCTAATACTATAGCTAAAATGGCTCATGGTATTTGTGATAATTTATTAACAAATATATGGATGGCATCTAGAAATAAAAAAGTATTAGTTGCTCCAGCAATGAATACTCAAATGTGGAAACACCCAATTGTAGAGGGAAATGTACAAATATTAAAAATGTTGGATGTAAAAATTATTCCGCCCGTTTGCAAAACACTTGCTTGTGGAGAAGTTGGTATTGGTGCAATGGCAAATTTTGAAGATATCATTAAAGAAGTTAAAAATATTGGAGGATAATTTGGGTTATCACAACAGATCTATTACAAAGGGCAATTTTGGAGATTTTTCAAAAATAGAAGAAGAATGGCAGGAGCTATTAGATTCTAGGGAACAAGGTTGCAAAATAATGGAATTGTGTGAGTTATCTGATTTATATGGAGCTATTTCTGGTTATGTTCAAAAACATTATGGCATTAGCATGGATGATATTAAACAAATGTCAGAATTAACCTCTTCAGCATTTAAAGATGGATCAAGAAAATGATTCCTAAAATTGATTGGATTTTGCTTGGAAAAGCATGTTCTCATTATGAAAATATTGGATATAAATATATAGAAACTCCATGGAGTGTTGGTGAATTGGCTTTAAAAGCCACATTGCCTCCAAATGTTTATGGATATGGGTTATGGCATCCAAAGAAAGAACTTTCTTATCTTGTTGGTTCTGCTGAGCAGGGTTTTATTCAGATGATGCTTGATGGTAAAATTAAATGTGGAGATAAATTGTGTTCAATTACTCCATGTTTTCGAGATGATAAAGAAGATGATATTCATTTTGAATATTTTATGAAATTAGAATTAATTATTGTTGGAGAAGAAAATCATACTAATGTAGTATTAAATGATGCGGCTAAATTTTTTAATTTAATTACTAGTGATGTAATAATGGAAGTTCCGACAAAAAATGGAGTATATTTAGAGTTAAATGGTCTTGAAATAGGTTCTTATGGTCATAGACAATCTAATGGATTATCTTGGACTTATGGAACTGGATTGGCTCTTCCAAAATTTAGTCAAGCTAGTAAAATCTATCAATAACGTGTTATATACAATACTAATCCGTGGTAGTTCATTGGATGAAAACTCGTCTCATAAGCGAGTTATAATGGGTTCGATTCCCATTACCACGACTATATGGGAGCTTAGTTCAATGATAGAACGCTGCTTTTACACGGCAGATACAACAGTTTGATTCTGTTAGCTCCTACCAAATCAGTTCCATAATATATGAGTAGGTTAGATGAAAGTATATTATGGCTAATCTAACGAGCCACCCTATAGGTGTAAACTGATTGCATGCCCGATTAGTAGAATAGTATAACGTCTCTTTGACTCGGAGAAAAAGACAGGGCAGAACTGTCATTGGGTACCATATTTTTATTATAGGATTATAGATGAGTGGAAGTATAGAAGATTATGATGGTTTATGTGGAATAATAGACATTCATTCTAATTCTGATTTAAGAATTCGTTGTAAATATGAGTTTGGTCATCAAGGACCTCATTCATATGAAATTGATGGTAAACGTGCTATTAAATATATATCTGGCTCAATTACTATTTCAGAAATTAAAGAGCGTGCATCTAAAGGAAGTATTGCCGCTCAAGCTATGTTACAAACTATTAAAGATGATAAGTAATATATTTTAAATTAGGAAATTAGTGAATTATGAAAAAATTTATTTATATTAGACGCCAAAATAATGGCTGTGATTATACTATTGGATGTGGAATAAGTGCTAAAGTTATTATGGCTGAATCTAAAGATGAAGCAATTAAAAAGATCATAAATGTAGATGATACATGGAAAGAAGATCTTATTCAAAATTTTGAAGATGGTTGTCTTGAGGATTTTTTCTATGATTATGTAGCGGGGTCAGGACTTATAGATTTACATGATGATAATGATTTTAAAATAGCTAGTGCAGTTTTATATGAAGTTTCAGATGAAATAAATATGATACCAGTATTATCTTCTTCTTTAAAAGAATTAACAGATTTTAAAGATAATTTGCTTGAGGAGGCTAAAGAAAAAGAAGAACGCGCTCAATATGAAAAGCTTAAGAAAAAGTTTGAAAAAAAATGACATTTAAAACAACAGCGATTTATGATAATAGAATTGAAGATAAAAAAGAGTTAGAAGAAAAATTAAATATTTCTGAAGAGGGAAATTCAACTTCTAAGTTTTATTTGCCAAATGGTGACCTGTTATGTGAAGGGTATGATCGAATAGTTTATGGAGATCATGGACCATATTTAGAATTTAGCCTTCATCATTTAAAAGCTGACTTATATTCTAAATTTGGAAATAAGGTTGATACAGATAATCTTCCAGGAGAAGATTATAAATATTATTATTTTTGGTTGACCCCACGAAGAAATCCTGAAATTAAAATATATTTACAAATTAAGACGGTTCATAATTTACCAAATGCTCCAAGAAGAGATGATGGTAAAAAATCTTCTTTTAATCGTAAAGAAGGTTATGCTGATTATAAACGAGGATTTTTCTATGTTGATCCTTATAGTTTAGTTATTAAGAGCTAATTTTGTTAACAAAATTCTTCTAACATCAGATACTTTAATAATTTGTTTTTTAGATAATGAAACAAGATTTTTAGCCATAACAACAATATTTTTTAATTGTTCTGATGGTTTTAATAAATCTAAATGAAGATCTTCATCAAAATCAGAATAAGGATCATCTACTTCAAAATGGCGAGGATCTTCTTCCATTTTAGATTTTCCAAATAGATTATTATCTATTTTATTATAATTCATTCCACATTTTATATAATTTAATTCTGGCATTTTTTCTTTTAATGCTGCGGCATAATTTGCATATATTTTTGATAACATTGTGTTATTAATGTTTAATCTTTTAAGATTATCATCATTAACTTCAATATTATCAAGTATTATTCCATTATCATTTGGAACATAATGAAAATAGCTTTGAGCTAAAAGCATATTATCTTTTTTAAGTAAAAGAACTCCTGCTTCTGGATTAATAAATGAATCTATTGCTGCATCTTCTCCTGCTCCACCAATTCTTTGGCAACAATCAGTATCTGCTTCAACTTTGAATGCATAAGGATCTAAAAATTCTAAAACAGAAAATGATAAATTATCTATATTCATATTAAGATTTTTAAAGAATTCATTTTTTGGTTTTGCTTCTGAAATATATTCTTGTATAGTTTCAAACTCTTTAATTAAAGAAATATCGTTGTGAAAACTGATGAACGCATTATATTCTTCAGTTCCTTTTTTCCAAGAAAAAGGTTGCATAGATTTAAATTTTTCAATAATATTAGAGATTATATCTATATTTTTGGTTAAATTATCAATATTAATTGTATTTCTTTTCATTTTTTTATTTATATCTATAGCTGTTTTAATATAATAATTTAGTTCTGATTTTATATCTACTTGTAATGCATTAAGTGTTAAATCATTTGATATGTCATTTAATATTTCTAAAAAGTTAGCATTTAATGGATCTTCTATATCAAATCCTTTATTTAACATAGCAAGTTTTAAAATATCAGTAGCTATATTAGAATTATGGTGTAATTTTGAAGCTTGATTTAATTTAGAGCAATATTTAATATATTCTGCAAAGTTTGACGATTTTTCTATAAATATTGGAATAATTTTAGTTATTTCTGCCAAATAATTAAATTCTGAATACTGTTCAGAATCAATTAAAATGCCTAAAGCTGTAGATAATGATTTATGATCATTTTTAAAAGCTTCATTGTACAATTCTATAAATGTTTTATTTTTTTGTAATTTATATGCAACAATAAGTTTATTACTGAATATTTTTTGCATTTCATTTTTGTTTAATGAAAACCAATCATTTTTTTCTTTGAGCATATCTATATATTGGCGGTAATCATCTTGGTAACTACGATAATCGCCTATATTATCTTTTGAATTATTTATTTGCAATAATTCTATAGAGCGATCAAATGTTCTAAGAAAAGAAATACGATCTATTTCTTTTTGTATATTAGTTAATATAGATGGATCTTCTTTAATTTTTTTTGTCATAATAACATTATAACGTTTTTTTAATGGCGCCAAGTTAGCATTTTTTAATGTTGTACGAGTTGCCATTAATATTAATTCTGGGTTTCCATACTTTTCAACAATTGTTTGTAAAAATAGATAATTATCTCCAACTGTATTTGGATATTTGTTAAGTATTGTTGAAGCAAGTTCAGCATCTTTAAAATGTGCAATAAATTTATTAATTATTTTTGAATCTTTAATAATTTCATTTTGAAGCATGCTTTCTATTGTAAATGATTGAGATTTATTATTTTCAATCATAAAATCTATTATATTTTCTGGTGTCAAGTTTAAATAATTAATTGCATCAATAGCTCCTGGTAAATAATTATGTAATATCCAATTTACATCTTCTTTATGAAGTGCTCCAAATTTTGAATGTATAATATAACATATTCTAATTATATGATTAGTCATTGAGTCCCAATCATAATTTGGAATAAATTTTTTACTTAATGCGTCAAATAACGGATAAATAACTAAATTAGTATTTAAATTATCAAGTATTGTTGATATTAAATCTAAATCAATAGCATTCCATATTGATGCTATTTTTACCATCTTATCAAAAATTTTTTGAGCATCTTGAATTGACCAATTGAAAATTTCAGTTATTTTAGCCAATATATAGGGCGATAATTTTTCATTTTTAAGTAATGTGTCTAATAGTAGTGATTTATTAATAAATTTATTTTTAGATAATATTCGTATTATGTCATGAAAGTATTACATATCACCATTATATGATAAAAGTAAATCTAAATATGGATTAGGATCATAGTTGTTAAAAATTTCAAAAAATCTAGATAATAAACCAATATTTTGTTGTTTGGCTATATTGCTTACTAATGAAGAAGGATCAATATAATCTTTAATTATAGCTGCTTTATTAATAAAATATCTTGCATCGCCAATGCCATTGGCATATTGTTCAAACATTTTGTCAAAAATAATTTGCGCATTATTTTTAATTACAGGATCATTTCCATATATATCTAAAGCAATTATTAAATATAATGAAAGAGTTTTATCGTTTTTTGTTGTACTAATAATATTTATGCATTCTTGTGCTGTAGGTAATTCATTTAATTTTGGTGATTCTTCTTTAATAGCATCTTCAGTTGGAAGTGCTGGCGCAGTTGAATCTTTTGGTTCTGCATATTTGATGATAGACATGATAAAATGTCAAGTTATTAGTCATTAAATTTTAGTAATAATTTCCCGCCTCATATGATTTATTATATATAATATTATGAGTTTGTCAAATATAATTGCCAATATTATTGGTTTTTTTAAGCGTTTATTTTCAATTAAACGTGATAAATATCAACTGATACATATAATGGTTGATGATAAAATAGTTGGAACAATTCAGACTGTTTGTATTAAAAAAACAAATAATATAAATGAGGCTACTCTTTATAGAGCTATTTTTAATAAAAATCAAATTAAAAATGTCTTTTATAAGGGAATGGTTTCAGAAAAAACTCAACATAAACCATTTAATATATTAATTGGCGATGATGATTGCAATTTTAAATTAAATAATTGCTGGATAGAAACTACATCACCAACTTATATGACTGATGATTATCTTATCTTAGATAAGATAGAAATAGAATACGAAGATTATAAGTCACAAAAATAATAGATTTTATATTAATGATATTATGTTGAGGGCGCCAATTTAAAAATTAAGACGCCCCTTGACATTTAATTTATTATATTTATTATGTATGTTAAGGACGGAATTATGAGCAATCTAAATTTAGTTAAGGAATTGCGTGAAAAAACATTGGCTGGTATGAGCGATTGTCGTTCAGCTTTAGAAGAAGCTGGCTGGGATATGGAGAAAGCTGTTGATTTAATTAAGGCTAGAGGTCTTAATATTGCGGCTAAAAATGAAAATAAAGTTGCAGCAGAAGGTATTGTATCTACTTTTACAGATCCTGACGGCAAATTAGGATCTATGGTTGAAGTAAATTGTCAAACAGATTTTGTTGCTAAAAGTGCAGATTTTATTGATTTTGCAGAATTTGTTAATAAAAAATTATTCTCATGTATAGAACAGAATAAAACATTTGAGCTTAGTTCTATTGATGATGTTCGTAAAAGTCTTGCAGCAACAACTAAGGAAAATATTGTTGTTCGTAGATGGTGGGCTGAACAAGTTGCAAATCCTTTAACAAAAGTTTTTGTATATACTCATTCAAATCTTAAAATTGGTGTATTATTAACTTTGCTTGCACCTTCTAAAGAAGCATTGACCAGTAAAGAATTTAATGCGCTTGGTAATGATATAACATTACAAATTGCCGCAATGTCACCCATAGCTGTAGATAAAGATCGTCTTGACCCATATGAGGTGGAGAGACAGAGATCAATTTTTAAAGTTCAATTGAGTGAGGCAAATAAACCTGAAGCATCTTGGGATAAAATTCTTGTTGGAAAATTTAATAAATGGTATTCTGAGGTTTGTTTAATGGAGCAGGAATCAATCATTGTTTCAAAAACTTCAGTTGGACAATTAATTAAAAATGCAAGCGCAAAGCTTGGTGGTGAAATTTCAATAGTAAATTTTGTTCGTTGTCAAGTTGGCGAAGGAATTGAAGTTGAAAAGAAAGACTTTGCTGATGAGGTCAATGCATTATTAAAATGAAAATTCCATCAAATTTAGAAGAATGTTTTTTAGAATTAGAAAAAGTTCTAAATACAAATGATTTAAATGAATTTGTAACTCAACCAGAGAATGATGTTATTTTATGGCATCATTCTCTTGGTCGTTGGATTAGAAATAATTGGGGTCTTTGGCAAGGTGGGGTATTAGCAAATTTCTTTAATACTAAAGGTATAAATCATCCTGATGATATGTCTGGTATCATATTAACATCATTTTGGAGATATAAAAACTCAATACCTATTGAAATAGAAGTGCAAATTAAACGGTATATAGACTATTGGAAGAAAAATGGATAAAGATAAATTATTGCAAGAAATGAAAGACTCTATTGGAACTAAAGACCCAATTGAATTTTTTAATAAATTTGTTGATGTATTTGAATTATTATTTACCAAAATAGATAAATTAGAGTCTAATCTTAAAAGTGTAAAAAATAATACAGCATTATCAATTCAATGGGAACCAAAAATTGCCGCTGAAATGTTAATTAAAGAAATTGAAGTTTTACGAAATGATAAAATTACTTATGCAGAAGAGATAAGCGCTTTAAAAAAAGCTTATGCAGAAGGACAAGTTGTTCAAAGTTATGATACATTTTGTCAGTTTTGGGTTGATACTTTGGGATGGCATCCATTTTTAGAATATTAATTCAATAATAAAGTATATTATTATTGAGGATACGTAAGCGCCTCATGTTCTTAGGAGTATAAGGTGCTGGTATCTTTTTTGGCGTTCCGACCGTCAAGTTCATGGGTTCGATCCCCATCTCCTAAACAGATTATTAATTATTATGATTGATTATAAAAAGTATGTCGTTCATTGTCAGAAAGAAAAATATGATGTCTATGTGGCTCGACCTTCAAAATGGGGTAATCCATTTTCACATAAACCAAGTTCAATTGCAGAAGTAAAAGTAGATTCTAGAGAAGAAGCAATTGAATGTTTTAAAAATTATTTAATTGCTACTCCATGGTTAGTTGAAGCTGCAAAAAAAGAATTAAAAGGGAAGATACTTGGTTGTTGGTGCTCACCACAAAGTTGTCATGGTGAAATTTTAGCAAAAATTGCAAATAGTGAAGATGATGAAATCAATTGGTAAACTTGTATATAGTCCAAAAACACATCTATCTGATAGTAGTAGATGGTTAGTATTGATGTGTGATGATGAAATATCAAAATATTATAGAACTTTATTTCAAAGAGAGTTTCCATGGAGGGGCAAATTAACTCGTCCTGTATGGGGAACTCATGTATCTATTATAAGAGGAGAGTCTATCCCAAATCATCATTTGTGGAAGTTGAATGAAAATAAAATTATTCAATTTGAATATGATGGCGGGGTTGAAGATAATGGAGAATATTATTGGCTTAAAGTTAAATGTAAAGAATTAGAAGATTTAAGAAAAGCTTATGGACTTGATCCATATCCAAGATTTGGATTTCACTTAACAATTGGTAGAATTGCTGGAGAATAATGCATGTTATATGACATGAATTTTAATTTATATTTAATTAGACATGGAGAATCAGAAGTTAATGTTAAACCTGATGAAATGGGTCAGACAGCAGATGTAAAGCTTACTGAAAATGGTAAAAATCAAGCAAAGCTTTTAGGACAATATTTTAATAAAAAAGAAATTGCATTTGATAAAATTTTCTCTTCTCCATATGAAAGAGCAATGAGAACCGCAAAAATTGTCACTAAAAATATAAATAAGGATAATTGTTTTTCTTCTATAGAATATGCACCTGAATTAAGAGAGTATGATGCTGGTAATTGGACTGGAGCTAGTCGTAAAGCTACTATGACGCCAGAAGTTCTTAATAAAATGAACATATTAAATCAAACATTTCTTCCTCCAAATGGAGAGTCTATGAATCAAGTGGAAAGAAGAGCTTCTAAGTGGCTAGAAGATTCTATTCTATATAATGAAGATATGTGGGAATTATGTGATTTTCATCACAAAATAAATGATCGAAAAGTTAATATATTTGTATTTTCTCATGGAATGACCATTAAAACTTTATTGCATTACATAATGGGTTTTGATAAAAATTTTACATGGAAAATAAGCATTTTAAATACTTCAGTAACTAAATTACATTTTGGTAAAAATGGGTGGGCATTAGATTATATTAACAATACTTCACATTTAAACGATTAAGGATTATAATATGGGAGCGCAAGAAAGACGTCGTTTGCATAGAATTAGAGAATGTGTTATTGAGCGAGATGGTTTAGTTTGTTGTTATTGTGAAAAGAAATTAACGCCAGAAACTGTTACAATGGAACATATTGTTCCAGACAGTAAAAGGGGAACTTATAATACAACTAATTTAACTGTTTCATGTTCTCGTTGTAATAATAAAAGAAGAAATAAACCATTTTTTGAATATTGTAAACAGTTTGATTTTTCTGGAGAAAAAATAAATAAATATAAAAATTTATATTATTCTAACTTAAAAATTAAGATATTAAATATTGCCAAAGAAGAATGTTTAAATTCAGATGAAGCTAAACCAATAGATTTAATAAAACAAGCTTGTAATATATTAAAAATTTCAAATGTAGATTTTTCTAAATATGAAAGAACATATCAATTTGAAATAGATTTTAATAAGCCTGCTAATAGAAAAAAAATTAAATATTGCTTCGAATTATTAATTAAAATTATAGAGTCTGAAAATTAAGATATAATTTGTTTAGGAGAAAATTATTATGAATGTTCAACCATTAAGAGATTGTATTGTAGTTACCAAAGAATCTACTGGCGAAACCAGAACTGCAAGTGGTTTAGTGCTAGTAAATAAAGTCGAGCCAGTGCTTACCGGAACGGTATTAGCAGTTGGTTCTGGCAAAGTTGCCGATAATGGTGCAGTTATTCCTATGGAAGTAAAAGTTGGCGATAAAGTTGTTTTTCATAGCAGTGTTACCACAGAAGTACAATCAGATAATGGACCGGTCTTAGTTTTAAGAGAAGATAATCTATTAGCTGTTCTTACTAAAAGTGTTAATACTGAAACACAATCAGATGGCGGCTGCGATTATTGATAAAATAATTTATTAGTCGCTTTTAAGTGAGCGAAATGAAATCATATCCATCAATTACAAAAGAAGTTAGACAAGACATTTATATTTATGCATTTGACAAATTAGATGGTTCTAATATTAGAGCAGAGTGGAATCCTAAAAAAGGATTTTATAAATTTGGAACTAGAACCCAATTAATAGATGAAAAGACAATGCCATTTGGGCGAGCAATTCCTCTAATTCGTGAAAAGTTTGAGGATAATCTCGCTCAAGTATTTAAAGAGCAAAAATTTAAAGAAGCTATTTGCTTTTTTGAATTTTGGGGTGAAGATTCATTTGCTGGAAATCATAATTTTGAAAAGCCAATGAATCTTTCTTTAATTGATGTGTCTCCTTATAATCAAGGTATTCTTTCTCCAACAGAATATTTAAAATTATTTGGTCATCTTAATATTGCTCCAGTTTTATATGAAGGGCATGTTTCAGAAGATCTTTTTGATAAAGTTAAACAATCAACTTTAAAAGGTATGTCTTTTGAAGGTGTTGTATGTAAGGGTGCAAATGATAAAAATACAAAAATGCCAATTATGTTCAAAATAAAATCACAAGCTTGGATTGATAAATTAAAGCATTTTTGTAAAGGTGATGATAATTTATTTAACAAATTATTATAAAAATTTTTGTGTTGTGAAATTTTTGATAAAGTATGATAATTTCTATGAAAGATATGATATATAAGATGTGAGATTAATTTCACATAGGAGAAAATATGTCATACTCACCATATACTTTAGATATCGTTTCACAACACAATCAATTTAATAATCAAAAACTTCGCAAATTCAATGTTGAAGGCATTGAAACTGTTGGAGCCTGGGGAAATGAGCCATTTGAAATTGTTTTTAAAAATAATACTTATCAAAGAGTTCAAGTTAAAATTTCAATTGATGGCACAGATATTATGACTGGAGATTTAGCTTCAACGACTGTTACAGATAAAATGTGGTTAGTTGAAGCAAATTCTACTTTAAGATTAAAGGCTTGGCCAGAAAATAATAATGGTGGGGCTAGATTTGTATTTACTAGTGGAAATAAAGGTGTAGCAGCTAATACTCATGGTGATGTATCTAATCTTGGTATTATAGCAGCAGCAGTTTATATTGAGGGCGATTTAACACCATTTTATTTAAATGGTAATTATTGGAATAATGTATATGGAAGAAGAGCAAGAATTGGATATAATAGTCAAACAAAAGGAATATTAAGATCTGAGCAAACTTATTCAAATAATTCATTAGATTTAATGGATGTGCATGTTAATTGTGATGAATCATTAAGATCTACAGAAACATCTACAGAACTTATAAGTCAAGCATCAGTAGGCGCTGGAGAATTTGTTACTCAAAATATTAAATATGTTGAGGGGCTTAGAAAGCCAGTATTTACAGAAGCTGTTAAAGTCCGTTATGTTTGGTGGGATGAGCTTAAAGCAAAATTGCAAGAAAATTATAAACAAAATTTACAACCATCTGGATTTCCAGCAGATAAAAAGAATATAGATTTGGGAAATACGCCTAGAATTAAAACTTCTGCAGCTTCTTTTAGAAGATCAGAAAATCCAGAGTTCTCTAGATTTTAATTAATATTTAATTTTCCACAATAAGATAAGTGACAGATAAGTTGTTACTTATCTTATTTTTATTTGTGGTGGTGCTTGACACCTATTTTTAAAAATTTAAGTTGTAGTTGTAGCTAAAGTCTCAATGTCAATAATTAGACATTTGGTTAGGACTATGATATAGTATAGTCTGAAAGTCTCAGAGAGAGGCTTTATATTGCACACGGAGAGTGTTATGAAAAAATATGGATTTTGTGTATTTATTGGTAGATTTTCACCTTTTCATTTAGCGCATTCAGAATTGCTTAACGAGACGCTTAATATTGCAGACAATGTTATTGTGGTTCTTGGTAGTGCCAATCGAGCCCGTGATATTAAAAATCCCTGGTCTGTCTCAGAGAGGGAAGAAATGATTAAATCTTCTTTAAGTGAAGAAGATGCAAAGCGAATTCATTTTATTCGCATGAGAGATTATTTATATAACGATAATCTCTGGTTAACAGATTTACAGCAAAAAGTTGCAAATATTACAGAAAATATTCCAATTGATATTGGTCAAGTTCCAGTTGCATTAATTGGTCATGAACATGATAGAAGTTCATTTTATCTTAAACTTTTTCCACAATGGAAATTTGTATCAATGAATAATATTGATAAATTTCCACATGCAACAAAGATTCGCGATTTATATTTTACCTATGATAATTCATATTCACAATTTGTTGCGCCGCCCATTTATAAAAAAATGGAAGAATTTAAAAAGACAGAATCTTTCAAAAATTTGAAAGATGATTATGATTATATTAAAGAATATAAAAATAAATGGTTTGGGGCGCCATTTCCTCCAACTTTTAATACTGTTGATTCAATTGTAATTAAAAGTGGACATGTTCTTGTAGTTCGCCGTAAAGGAAATCCAGGTAAAGGTTTAATTGCACTTCCTGGTGGATTCTTAAATCAAGATGAAAGAACTCAAGCTGGAGCTTTAAGAGAGCTTAAAGAAGAAACCGCAATTAAAGTCTCTAAAGAAGATTTAGAGGCAGCCATAATTGATCAAAAAGTATTTGATCATCCAGACCGCTCATTACGCGGAAGAACAATTACTCATGCATTCTTGATTAATTTAAAGGCTGGTCCTTTACCTCAAGTAAAAGGTTCGGATGATGCTGATAAAGCTTGGTGGATGCCTTTAAGTGAATTTTTTTCAAGAGAAGCAGATTTCTTTGAAGATCATTGGCATATAATCAATTATTTTTGTAACAGATTTTGAGGATTTATGAAAAAAGTAGAAAGATATAGTAATTGGTGTGAAATTGATCGCCTCAATGGAATTGACCTTGTTGATGGTGAAAAATTAAAGATTAAATGGGAAGATGGATCAACTTCTATTGAAGTAATTAAAGTTGAAAAATATATTGATAAAATACTTGAGCAGGGCGGATATTCTGATATAAAATATTCTATTGCTTATGTGCCAATTAATTTTAAAGGAACAAAATCGTTTATTGGTCTTAGTGGTACTAAAATTGAATGTGAAAGAATTAATCCTGTACCAATCAAAAAATCAGAAGGTCTAATTACAAGAGGCAAAAGAGGCGCTAAGTAATGTTACTAACAAATTCCCAGAGAGGGAATTAATAAATTAATATACGGAGAGTATAAAATGAAAACAAAATTAAGTTATTTATTTGACACAGATAGTTATAAGGTTTCACATTATCTTCAATATCCTCCTGGTACGAATAGTATGTTTTCGTACATTGAAAGTAGAGGTGGAGAATATTATGAAACTGTATTTTTTGGTTTGCAGTATTATTTAAAAGAATATTTAACTCATCGTGTAACTGTTGAAGAAGTTAAAAAAGCTAAAGAATTTTTTGATGTTCATGGCGAGCCCTTCAATTATGAAGGTTGGATGTATATTGCTGAGGAACTTAAAGGCAAATTGCCAGTTCGCATTAGAGCTGTGCCAGAAGGAACTGTTGTTCCAACTCATAATATTTTAGTAAGTATTGAATCAACTGATCCAAAAGTGTTTTGGATTGTATCTTGGTTAGAAACAATGCTTTTAAGAGTTTGGTATTCAATCAATGTTGCTACAAGAAGCCATCTTATTAAGAGAATTATTTATGATGCACTCTTTATATCATCTGACGATCCAGATGGCGAAATTGCATTTAAACTTCATGATTTTGGTTCTCGTGGAGTAAGTAGTCAAGAATCAGCAATGATTGGAGGAGCTGCGCATTTGACTAATTTTATGGGTAGTGATACAGTTGCTAGTGTCATTTGTGCAAATGAATATTACAATATTCCAATGTCTGGATTTAGTATTCCAGCAGCAGAACACAGCTCAATTACATCTTGGGGCAAAGAAAATGAAGTTGAAGCATATCGTAATATGTTGAAACAATTTGCAAAGCCAGGAGCTTTAGTTGCTTGTGTGTCTGATTCTTATGATATTTATAATGCATGTGATAAGTTATGGGGAGATATTTTAAAACAGGAAGTTGTTGATTCTGGAGCCGTTGTTATTATTAGACCAGATTCTGGTAATCCTCCAGATGTTGTTTTGAAATGTGTTCAAATTTTAGATTCTAAATTTGGCAGCACAGTAAATTCAAAAGGATTTAAGGTTCTTAATAATGTAAGAATTATTCAAGGCGATGGAATTAATGAAAATTCAATTCAGGCAATTATTGACAATTTAATGAAACATGGATATTCTGTATCAAATATTGCATTTGGTATGGGAGGTCAATTATTGCAAGCTCATAATAGAGATACATTAAAGTTTGCAATGAAATGTTCATCAATTACAGTTGATGGAAAAGAACGCGATGTATTCAAAGATCCAGTTACTGATAAAGGAAAAGCTAGTAAAGCAGGTCGTCTTGATTTAGTTAAATGGGCAAATGGAAAGTTTGAAACAGTTAGATTACCAGAAGGCAAGATTTCAAATGAGTTCTCAGTGATGAGAACAGTATTTGAAAATGGAGAACTTCTAATTGATGATTCATTTGAAGTAATTCGCAATAGAGCCAAGGGAGTTTGATTATGGAAAACTTATTATGGAATAAAGTTCGTTGCATTCCCGGCTCAGATGGTAATGTATTTAAATATGTATTTGAAAAGGATAATGCAGTAGCAGAGGCTGTATTATACAAATATCCTACATTTGAAGAAAGAACAGTTGTTTGTTGCTCTACTCAAAGTGGATGTCCAATTGGTTGTAGATTTTGTGGAGCAGGAGATAGTTTTGTAAGATCATTAACTGCCGACGAAATTGTAAATCAAACTCAGCACTTGTTTTTTGATAAAAAAATAAATGCCGATGCTGTTGACAGAATGCAGATCATGTTTATGAGTATGGGAGAGCCACTCCTCAATTTAAAAGAACTTGATGCCGCCATTCGTAGGCTTAATGTTCTTTATCCTAAAGCAGCCTTGTTAATATCAACATCTGCTCCTAAGGTAGATTATGAACCTCTAATTGAGTTATCAAAAGATATTAGTAAGGTTGGATTACAATTTTCGGTACATGAAAGTACTGATCATGCTAGAAACTATTTAGTTCCATTTAAGCAGAAGTTATCTCTTAAAGAGATTTCTGAGCAAGGAGTTAAATGGGCTAATGCTGTTGGAAGGCAGCCTTTCTTTAATTATTGCGCTCATGATAAGAACTCATCTATTGAAGATGCAGATCGATTATTGAAATTATTTGATCCTTATATTTGGCAGGCAACAATTTCTGTTGTTTGTGAACGAGAAGAAACTGTTGCAGCGGCTAATATTCGTCAGCGCAAGCTAGCATCTGATTTCCAAACTCTTTTGTTAGAACGTGGTTTTAGTACAAGAATGTTTGATCCTGCTGGTCAAGATGATATTGGTGGTGGTTGCGGTCAGTTATGGTTTGTTCAGGAATGGATGAGAAATAATCCAGAACTTGCCAGACCTTCAGTTGGGCGCAAATTACCAGTTATTCATACTCCAAGATGATATACGCATTAAGTTTTAAACACAAGATTCCAGAAGGTGGAATTGTTATGGATGTAACGTCCAGGTCTAATACCTGGACGCGCGCATTTTCTCAATTCTATTTGGGTCCTGTTGATTTATATGATGGTCATGTTTCTATTAATTTAGAAAACGCATTTCAATTTTCTAGAGTTTATGCTGAATACAATGGTTATGATGATTGCCCTTCGGTAAATTATTGGGAATGGGCTAAAAAAGGCTGGGCAACAAAAGTACCAATTAAATATCCATTTGGCGTATGGAACAAGCATTTATATCATTGGTGGGATGGAAAGAAAATTTCAAATCTTGAAGCACAAAATAATATATTCTTAAGGCTTTATAAAGAAGCAGTTATTAAAACTAATGAGTTTAAAAGATTAAAAGATTTGTATGAAAATACAGAAAAAGACATTTATCTTTTAGATTTTGAAGGTTATAATCATCGTTTCTTAGAAAGAAGCTGGGATGAAGTAATTAATAATCCTGATCAGCCAGTTGGTCAGGGATTTGCTTTATGTATGATTTTAGAGGGGTATTTATGAAAATTTTAAAACAAGAAAACATTGATAATTGGGAATATAAACACACATGTAGGGAATGTTGTTCCGAGCTTTTAGTTGAGCGTAATGATTTAAAATATCATTCTGGAAATTATGATCCAAGAGATGGAACTGCTTATGGTGAGGGATTTTTTACTAAATGTCCAATTTGTAAGCAAGAATTTCAAATTCCATCAAATGTAGTTCCTAAATTATTGCAAATTCAAATTAAGCAAAACCAGAAAGATTATCTTGACAATCACAGTCGTTAATTTTCAATATAAACTACCAGAAGATGCAATAGTGATAAATACAACTTCCCGTTCCTCGAATTGGAGTCGCGGGTTAAGCCCATTTTTCTTGGGACCAATTGATTTGTATAATGGGTTTATTTCCCAAAATATGGAAAATGCATGGCAATTTTCTAAAGTGTATGAATATTATACAGATTCTGATGGTAACCCAGATGAACGTTATTTCAAATGGGCGGAAGCTGGTTGGAATGATAAATTTGCTCATAGATATCCAATGGGAAAAGGTGCAATTCCATTATATTCTTGGTGGGATGGAGAGAAACTATCTTATATAGAAGCTAGAAATCAAATTTATATTCCGCTTTATTCTAAAGCAGTTAAAGATACGGAAGCCTTTAAACGATTAAAAGAGATTTATGAAAGAGAAGTTTCTGTTTATTTGCAAGATTTTGATGCTCACAATCTTGCTCCAGATAGTTTTTCGTATATTGATCTTATCAATAATCAGAGCATTAAGTTTGGTCATGCATATGTTTTGGCAATGATGTTGGATAATTATTTATGAATAAAATTAAAAAAAGACATAAATATAAAAAACTCATTTATAATAATAAATTAATTAATATAGATATTGAAATTGCAAAATTATTATCATTAATGTGGAAGCTCGGTATTAAAACAACAAATTCTTGTCAAGAGTATTGTTCTTTTAATTGCAAACATATTTGGAAAAAATCAAATAAAAAAGATGGTATAATTCATTATACACATTCTTTAACTAAAGATTGTTATAATTCTATATGGATAGCATTTGAATCTTCTGAAGATTTAGAGTTATTCTACAACTATATTGGAATTTGGGAGAAAAATTTTCCAGATAGTTCTACTTGGCAAATTTTAGCTGTAATGGATAATGATGGAATTATTGGTTGTTGGAAGGGTAGACCGCTTTCATGGCATGAAAATAGTTGTGGTAAAAATTTATTTAAATTGCGACCACAGTTGACTTTTCCCAAAAAAGACTTATCGTTAATTGAACGATTATTAGAAATAAGCATTGAGAACAAATTAAATGTCTAAAAATCATTATTCTTTAATTTTAACTAATTGTAACATTAAAGATGAAAATGTTATAAATGTTTACCCATTTGGAAGTAAAGTTTATAAAACAGATAATTATAAGTCTGATTATGATTATATATTGGTATCTAATAAAGATTTTAATAAAGAAGATCGTAGGAAATTTAGCAATATAAATGTTAATATTTATAGCGAAAATTATTTTCTTGAACAGCTTAAAAGACATAGAATGTCAACTCTTGAATGTTTCTTTCTTCCTAAAGATCTTTTGTTAAAAGAAACTAAACAGTATAATAATTTCAAAATAAATTCAGTAGCATTGCAAAAATATGCTTTAGAAAAATCTAATGAAGATTGGACGCGCGCATTAAAATTATCTATTATAAAAGAAGAGAGTTTATTTGTGAAAGCAATTTTTCATTCTCTTAGGACGCTTGATTTTGCAAAACAAATAATTGAATCTGGACAAATTATAAATTATCAATCTTGTAATGATTATTGGGAAGATTTATTGGCTTGCAAAGAAAGATCTTATCTTTGGGATCCATATGTTATTCAATATTATACTGATGAATATTATAAATTAATTACTGAGGTTTCTAAATGAATCAATTTGATTGTTGTACACAAAAATTCAAAATTAAATATCAATTGCCAGTAGAAGTAGATGGTAAAAAAGTTGTATGGACATTAAATGAAGACATGTACAATAAAATAAATCAGATATTATCTTGTAATAAAAATGGCAAATTAGTTGCTATTAAACAAGAAAATGGAAATATGATTTTATCATTGGAATAATATGCCGACACAACAAGACTATTTTAATTCTAGAGGATCAACATTTCATGACCCTATATTTGACAATCAAATTGAAGCTACTAAATTCTATGTTAGGCATCGTGAAGGGTATCCAGAAACAGAATTGCAGGATTATGCAAGACGTGGTTTTTGGACTTTAGGTGTTGAAGTTCAACCTTTTGAATGGGTTGATGATATTGATCATATAACAGATTTGTCACCAACAGTTGGAATTGCTGGATATATTGGCGATGTTCATAGAGCTTTAACAGTTAATAATAAAAAAATACCACAAAACATAGATTATCCAGAACAATTAAATTATCTACTTAAAAGAAGTATGGTTCGAGGCAATATTGGAGATGTTAGAAGAACAATTAAACCAGTATTTGTTAAGCCAGAAATTGAACATAAATTATTTTCTGGATTTATGTGGAATAATGATGAAGTTTCACGACGTAGAATCATAACTTGTGATGATGATGTTGCTGTGTGGATTTCGGAGCCAATTTCATTTGTTTCTGAATTTAGAACATTTATATTAGATAATAAAATTTTAGATTGTAGAAAATACAAAGGTCATTGGGGATTTGCACCAAAGGCATCTGTTGTTGAAGATGCTGTTACTAAAATGATTGGTCATAGTCCAAGAGCATATTGTTTAGATTTTGGAGTCACTGATTCTGGAGAAACTGTTTTAGTTGAAATGAATGAAGGATTTGCTATGGGTCATTATGGCTTGCATCCAGTTCAATATGCTCGAATGTTATCAGCAAGATGGAATGAATTATTTAAAGGATAATTATGAAAAAGATATTATTTATTGTTTTATTTATTATTGGGTGTAATGATTTTAAAGAGACTCATATTTCTAATACTGGTGAAGTAGAAATAAATGGTAAACACTGTAAAGTAACATTATTAAATGGTCCAGGATTAACTGGAATATATTATGTTGATTGTGGGTCTTGTTCAGAATCTTCCGTTTCTTATCAACAGGGTAAAGTTCATACAACAGTAATTCAAGCACCAGTAGAATCTTCATGTTCATGTCCAGTTAAGTGAGGGCAAAATGCAGTTAATTGATGTTTTCAAATCTTCTGTTGAAGATGTTTCTAAGTTAGTTTTTAGAGAAGATGATAATCCAGTAATGGAAGTATCAGTAATTAGAAAAGGTGACGGGAAAGACATTTTATGCGTCCCCACACAAACTAATTGTAAAATGGGATGCAAATTCTGTCATCTAACTGGATTAGATATTCCATCAAAAAATTTAACAGCTTCTCAAATAGTAAATTTAGTTAATAATTCAATTAATCACTCTCCACCAGAAAATGATACATTGCTTGTATCATATATGGGTGTTGGCGAACCATTATTAAATTTAATTGATGTATTTGAATCGGCACTATTTCTTAGAAACCACACTCCATATAAAAAGGTTAGATTTGGAATATCAACATTAATTCCTGGAGTTAAACCGTTTAATAAACTAATTGAATATACTAATTTCTATCATTTAGATTTAAAATTGCATTGGTCATTACATTCTGCGCAAATGAATGTAAGAAAAAGTTTGATGCCATCAGCTATTGATATTAAAACTGGTTCTCAGTTATGTTCTAAGTTTTTAGAAGAAACTGGTCAACCAGTAGAGGTTCATTATACTTTAATAGATGGAATAAATGATCAAAATAGAGATATTAGATTAATTAATTCTTTTATTGATAAACGATTTGTTTTTAAGATTTTAAAATTTGCTCCACATAAATTGGAACCAAAATTAGAAGAGTCGCATAAGACACATTCGTTTAAAAAAGCACTTGAATCTTTAGGTTTTAAAGTAGAGGTTTATTCTCCACCAGGACGAGACATAGGCTCTAGTTGTGGGCAATTTATATTAGATCAGTATTCAAAATAATTTAAAATATAGGATAGTTCTGATGAGTAATGTTTTATTAGGAACAGCAATTGGTGATGCATTGGGCGTTCATTTTGAGACTAAAAGAGCAGATTTTAAACCATTAATTGATTGGGATGGTGAAACATACCTTGGAAGTGATTATCATAAACTTAAACCTGGGCAGTATTCAGATGATACTCAAATGAGTTTAATGGTATCTGAATCATTAATTAATAATTCTGGATTTAATCCAGATGATTTGGCTTCTAGATATGTTAATTGGTATTCATCTGGAAAAGCAAGAGGTTATGGTAAAACCACAGAAATTGCGATAAAAAATCTTATGTCAGGAAAACATTGGACTGAATCTGGAGTATTTGGTTCTCTTGGAAATGGTACAGCTATGAGAGCAGCGCCATTTGGTATTTTCTTTAGAAACGATCTTTATTCTTTAATCAATATTATTAAAATTGATTCGGCAATTACTCATAGATCAGAAGATGCAGAAGCTGGTGCAATTGCTATTGGTTTGACATCTGCATTTGCGATTAATAAAGACGATGAAGATTTATTAAATAAAGTTGTATCATATTTACCAAACAGTAAAGTGAAAACAATTCTTTCAAGTTTAGATGCTATGTTGCATTCTGAAATTACACCACAACAAGCATTGAGAGTTTTGGGCACTAAAGCAAATGTAGTTGAAACCGTTCCATCAGCATTATATTGTTATCTTAAATTTGATAATTATCATGATGCAGTATTAACGGCTATTAAGGCTGGTGGTGATACTGATACAACAGCGGCTATTGTTGGAGCTTTATTTGGCGCTAAATTGGGAATGAAAGCTATTGATAAGAAGTTTTATTCTGTAGAAGACTTCGAATTATTAGTTACAATGGACAGTCAACTTTACAATCGCTCTAATACAGAATTTTTAAGGAGATAAGATAAAATGGGCTCATGGGATAGCACATGTGGTGTTAGTGGTCTTCCAATAGGATACAATGATAAAATTAAAGTTTTTATTTTATCTAAAACAAAATTTTCAGCATCTTGCAAAAAAGATAATCCAGAAGGTGGTGGCACATGTTATTCTGATGGAATATGGACTCCTTATGCTCCCGCTATATCTGGATATTATGATACATATGGAGCTATAGAAAATATAGTTTCTACAAATGAAACTACTTTGCTTTTATCCAAATTACAAAATAAAATGTTTTTATTAAAAGATGAAGATTCTAATGATAATACTTTAATTTCTAATATAAATTTAGAACAAGTAATTAGATATATAGAAAGAGATAATGCAAAAATAAAAACTGTTTATGGTGAAACATTTTTAGGAATGTTTATGGTTTTAGATGAAGTTTATAAAACAATGATTTCATTTAATCCAGTTGAAACAATTACTTTTAATGAAGAATCTGGTTCAAATAGATATTATATGTATATGCCACGTAAAGATGCAATTTTTACCAAATTTAATATGGTGTATGAAAATTCATATAATCAAGTTAAAAAATTTAATTCATCAAAAGATCAAGATTTTGAAAAATTGGTGTTTATGTCAGATTTGGGATTATCTACTGGATATTTGTTTGATGATATATCTAGATATAGCGAATTGATGTTTGATTTTAGAAGAAGATTTATGGATTTATTAAAAAACGAAGTTTCACCAAATGATATTAAAGTTAATGAATTGCGAGATATTTATATTGAATCAAAATTATTTTGCATGGCAATGGAAGATGCGCGTAAATTATGGCATCCACCTTGCATGAAGGGTTCTCAACAAAATGATCTTAATATTTATAGTTTATTAAATAATAAAATACAAAATATTATTGAAACTCGTCGCAATGAAAATAAAGAGAATGGTTGTGATATGCCAAATGATGATGGGTATTATCAATATATGATTGATCACAATAAAGAGATGGAAAGAAAATATGGCAACAGGTAAAAAATTTCCACCCAAAAAATCAGATACTTCACATTTGGTTAAACCTGCCATTAAAAGAAATTGGTCTACATATCAAAAAGCTATTTTTAAAGATATTGCTTCTGGGCTTGGACATACAATTATTATTGCTAGAGCAGGATCTGCCAAGACTTCAAGTCTAGTAGAGGGTTCAAGATACATTCCAAAGGGGAAAAAATCTTTATTTTGCGCATTTAACAAATCAATTCAAGAAGAACTTAAATCAAAATTGGGTTCATATATTGAATGTTCAACATTGCATTCTTTGGGATATAGAGCAATACGATTAAAATTTGGTAATGTCGAATTAGATAACAATAAAACTTGGGATATTGTATCAAATTTTTTTTCTAGCGCCAAAGATAATTATGATTTAATTGATAATATTTGTAAAACAGTAGATTTTTGTAAAGCTAATTTATCAGATACGCCTGCTGGTATTGAAGAAATGATATTTGAATATGATATTGAGTTATGTGAAACTGAATTAAAAGATTTTATTGCATATGTTTTAAAAGCACTAAGACAATGCAAAGAAAAAACAAATGTAATTGATTTTAATGATATGGTTTGGTTTCCATTTGTTTATCGTTTAAATCCTGGCAAATATGATTATGTTTTTATAGATGAGGCTCAAGATTTAAATAAGGCTCAAATTGAATTAGCATTATCAGCGGTAAAGCCAATTAATGGAAGAGTTGTTGCTGTATTAGATAATTATCAGGCACTATATTCTTGGCGAGGAGCAGATTCTCGTGTATTAGATAATTTACGAGAACGTTTAAAGCCAAAAGAACTTTCTTTGCCAATTTGCTACCGTTGCCCTAAGCTTGTCGTTATAGAAGCTCAGAAATTTGTTCCAGATATTCTTCCATTTGAAGAATCTCCTGATGGATCAATAACTGATATGCCAGTATATGATTTAATGAAAATGGCAAAAGCTGGCTCATATGTTGTAAGTCGTCTTAATGCCCCATTAATTAAACATTGTCTTAGATTTTTAAAAAATGGAATTCCTGCCAATATTCTTGGAAGAGATATTGGTAATAATTTGATGTTTTTAATTAAAAAGTCTAAAAAGAAAACAATTAAAGATTTTTTGAAATGGCTTGAATCTTGGGAAAAAGATGAAAAAGAGCGTTTGCTTTCAAAATATCCAAAAGCAAATACCGAGTCTATTACAGATAAAGTAGAATGTATGGAAAATCTTTGTGATGGAGTATCTACTTTAGATGAAGTTAAGAAGAATATTGAAAAATTGTTTCAAGATAATGATGAATCTAAAATAGTATTATTTAGTAGTGTTCATAGAATTAAAGGTAAAGAAACAGATAAAGTGTTTGTTTTAGCGGATACTTTAAGGTCAGCAACCCAAGAAGAGCTTAATATTCACTATGTTGCTATTACTCGATGTAAAAAGGAATTATTTATGGTTTGGAATAAAGTTCCAAATGCAGAAATAGAAGAAGAAAAAAATAGAATATTGTTTGGTAAATAATACGTCATATACGTATGGTTCGTTATAAGAAGCTTGCAAGAGATATAAATTCAAATCCTACCCAATATAGAACTTGGGTTGATGGTTATGCTGACTTTACTACAGAGCCTTATACTGGTTATAAATCTGGTACTAATGATTTTGTAGAAAAAAGTATGTATTTGGTTGCTGATCCAACAGCAGTTGTAGATTTTAACCTATTGGTTCCAACACAATGGGAAACAACCAAAAAAGTATTGCCAGAAGCAGTATCAGAATCGCAATTGGCAGTTATTGATGGTTATGTTTATTTATTTGGTGGTCGTGAATCAAATAAGATATTACGTGCTCATGTAAATAATCCTGCTGATTGGTCTGATACTGGAGCAACATTACCTCAACATATCTATGGATCTCAAGTTTCTGTTATTGATGGTTATGTTTATTTATTTGGTGGATTTGCAGATGGATATGCAACAGATAAAATTTATTCTGCTCAAACTACAAATCCATTAGTTTGGACTGATAATGGCGCATTACTTCCAAATAAAATAGGATATTCTCAATTAGCAATATTTGATGGATACGTTTATTTAATGGGTGGCATTACAGATGGTTATCTTGCAAAAAATACAATATCTTATTGTTCTGTAACTTCACCACTGGTATGGTCTAATGCTTCTGCAACTTTATATGAGCCATTATATCATTCTCAAGTTGGAATTTTAAATAATAAAGTATATTTATTTGGTGGAAATAAATCTAATCATTCTGCAACAGACCGTATATATTCTTCATCTTTGACTGGATTTCAATCTGGTACATGGACTTTAGATGGATATATGCCATATAAAGTAACTGGGGCACAATTTGCAATAATAAGTGGTGATGGATATTTATTTGGAACTGTTGATTCTGGTGGTGGAACGCCAAAATATACATCTATTTTGATGTGTAAAGGTAATACTCCGGAAGTTTGGACAAATACAAATTATGTAATACCTGGAGAAGTATCATATTCTCAATTTGGAATTATATATGATCGTATGTTTTTGTTTGGTGGTAATGGTAGTAGTATAATTTTTGCATCCACTCCATTATATAAATATATATTTACAGATCCTAGAGTTATTGTTTATGGAGATAAAACTAGGACAGTTGTAAATGCCACAGTAGATCCTAATGATTTGTTCAAAAATTTAGGGTTTCCTCCATGGAAAACAGACTATTAATTGTAATTTTAAAAATTACGTCATGCTATTGACAGCTTAATTTTAATGGTTAAGTTTCTTGGGAAAGGCATATTTTTAAAATGACAGATCATAATTCGCCCGAAGCAATTGAAGCAAGAAAAAATCAAGAAGATCCTATTATCATGTATTTGGTTGTTAGAGAATCTCTTGGAATGAGTATTGGTAAAACTGCAGCGCAATGTGCTCATGCAAGTCAAATGTTAATGTTAACTTTTAATGAAATGGAAGCTAAAGATATTTGTGGTTGGGCTTCGGATCTTGATATAGATAAAATATCTTTATTTAGAAATTGGTTAAAATCAAGTTTTCGCAAAGTTGTTCTTAAAGCTGATGATAAAGAATGGATAAAGCTTAAAGAAGCTATGGAAGAGCATGATGTTATTGTTGTTGATGCGGGTTTAACTGAAATTGCAGCAAATTCTGAAACAGTTATTGGATTATGGCCAATGCATAAAAGTAAAGTTGGTAAATTAGTTAAAAGGCTTCAGGTTTTAAAATGAAAAAGAAAGAACCCAAATTAATTTCAATTGACCTTTCAAAAGGTGATGGCTCTAATCATCCAGATATACGTTTGGATAAACGTTATTTGGCAAAAATAGATGGAGTATTTTATACTGGAAAATTTAGTAAACAATGGTATGGATTTAATTTTGATGATGGTTGGGGGCGTTCTGGTCATCAATTTGATACTCCTGGAACAAATTCTTCTTCTTGGGAAGAGCTTTATGAGATTGTTTATAGTTTATAATAACAATAAAATTATTATGAGTTTTATTCTAAATGAAATATACTTTAACTGAAGTTAAACCTAAAATTTTCTTTTTAAATTTTAAAGATTATTATGATATGTGTATGTTATTCTTGAGATATCAAGAATTTTATGAATCTCCTTCTTTAAAGTTTAGAGGTAAACAATTTAAAATTTTAGATTTTATGGAATGGTATTCTAAAAAACATGGCGGTTCATTTACTTATACTTTGGATTGGGCTGGATTTAATATTCCTGGTAAGATAATATCTGAAGTTCGCAAGAAAAAAATATTAGATTATAATAATTATGATGCAGAAATGTTCCATATATATGGAAAATGTTATGCTGAATATTGTAATGATTTTTATTTAATTAGTGCTGTTGGCGAAAATGAATCATTAAAGCATGAAATTGCTCATGGATTTTTCTATACTATTCCACAATATAAAAAAGAAATGACAAAATTAGTTAAAGCTTTAGATTCTAATTTTAGATCCAATTTTAATTTAATTTTAAAAAATATGGGATACACACCAAAAGTTTTTATTGACGAATGTCAGGCTTACCTGTCAACAGGAATATATAATATTAAAGAGTTTGATAATATGAAACTTAATGGTGAAGACAAACCATTTATTGAATTATATAATAAATATTATGAAAATTACAAATAAAACAATAAAAATAGAATATGATGATGATCAGCTCAATATCATTAATAAAATAAATGAATTATTGTTTGAGCACAAATTAAAAATTATTGATGATGATGAATTTCATGATGGATATTGCTTATTTAAATTAGAAGAAATAAAATGAGTAAATCTAGATATGGAGTATGTGATATTTGTGGTTGTGCTGTTGTTAGGTTAGAAGATGGAGACCCAATTGTTTCACAAGAAGTTGATTGTTTTTCTGGAATGCCTATAACAAAAAATGTTTGCACTACAGTCAAAATTCCAGAAAAAGGTCAATTTACTGTTAATGGTCATACTTATCAAGACAAAAATCTTATTCAAGTAAGATGTGCACAACATCAAGATAATACACATGCAAGACCAGGATTAGATGCTAAAGGCGGTTCTGGTGTAGAGCGCAATGGATATTGTGTTAGAGAAATTAAGGAATAATAGACAAAATGAAAAAATTATATTATGCCAAACAAGCATCAAATATTGATGATGTCGTGTTTTTTGGAGAGATCCATGAAGCGGCTTCATGGTTAAAAGAGCAGCGAAAGTCTATTAGAGAAGAAGAAATTAAAGTTATTGAAGTCACAAATCCAGATGATGTTCCTAAAGAGTGGAGATCGGTTGTTTATTGGGGAGATAATCCAAGCGATATGGCGGTTTCAGATTATTTTTCTAGTTTAGAAAAAAATCAGTTTGAAAGCGCTAAAGAAATTTATTTTCGCTTAAAAGATAAGTATGAAAAATGAGCGCAAAAATTAATCCAGAAGATGCTGCAAATATAATAGAGCAGATTGGCAATTATATCAAAAAGTTTGATGTAAAGATATTAATGATATGTACATTCAATTGCAAAGAGCAATTGATATTTACCCACAAATGATTTAGATATGTTTCCAAGTATATCGTTTAATAATATGATTTATGGTTGTTTTAGGAATGTTAAATATAGAAGATAATTTAATCTGCTTATAATTTCCGGTTTTCCATAATTCTCTAATGTTTAAAACCATATCCTCATTAATGTTGGCTCTAGGATTTTTTGAACCAGTTGATGATTTGCTTGCATTTTCTCTTGCCTGTAGCGTTCTTTTTGCATCTCTCAATCTAATAGTAGTTTCTACATTATATCGTTTTTTAGAAGAAATTGACTGTTTATTTTTTGTTTCTTGACTAATAATTTTGTTTTTACAACCACCAAGTTCAATATTATATCCATAATTTGGATTCCATGATCTGAAATATTGAATCCAGAATTCTTCTGATGAATCAATTTCATCATCAGGTAATTCTTCAATTATATAGTAATTAAAGTTATCTAAACCGTATTTTCTTATAGAATTATATAGTGGATGCAATTTGTGCCTAATAATCGCATCATATTTGTGTCTAGTCCATCTTTTGTTGGGCACTTTACTTTGTCCAACGTATATTTTATAATTTATAGTGTTTTGAATTATGTATATATATCTCATAAATGCAAATATATCATCACATTGGATATATTTGCGACCTAAAGGAAATTATGTTAAAATCTAAAGACAGTCTTGGTGATAGAATGAAATTCTTTTATGAAGATGCATATAGGTTGCACCTTCCAAGAAGGATGCCCGTCATAGTTAGATATGATGGAAAATCATTTCATTCATATACAAAAAGTTGTAAAAAACCAATTGATAAAGATTTGGTTGATTGTATGAATGAAACAGCAATATATGTTTGTAAAAATGTTCAAGGATGTAAGTTAGGGTATGTACAGAGCGATGAGGTATCATTACTTATAACTAATTATGATAAATTAGAAACTGATTGTTATTTTGATAATAATATTCAAAAAATAGTTTCAGTTATTTCTGCAATGGCGTCATCACATTTCACGTCAATATCTTCTAAAATATTTGGGCAGATTAAACTGGCTCAATTTGACGCTAGAGCCTTCGTTATACCAAAAGAAGAAGTAAACAATTATTTTATTTTTAGACAAGTTGACGCTACCAGAAATTCAGTTCAAATGTTGGCTAGAACACTTTATTCTCACAAGCAATTGGATAATAAAGCAAATTCTGAATTGCAAGATCTTTGTATGAAAAAAGGTGTGAATTGGAATGATTGCCCAACCTCTCAAAAAAGAGGTCGTTGTATAATTAAAACAAAAACTCTTAAAGAAGGCAAAAATCACTTAACCGGAGAATCTACTTACTTTGAAAGATCAGAGTGGGTTGTTGATAATGAAATACCAATTTTTTCAAAAGATACTTCATATATTAATAAATATTTATTAACTGATATTCAAAAAGAATTAAATCAAATACCATGAATATTTCTAAATCTGAACGGAGACGTTTGCGTAGAAAAAAACGCAGGCAATCAGTTAGAAAAAATGCAAGCATAAAAAAAAAGTTATGTAACAACATTGCAATGGCACCATGCTGTTATTGCAATGTTGTTTTTTTAGTTGATGATCTTACAGTTGAGCATATTATGCCAAAATGTCTTGGTGGAACTAATGATTTAAGCAATATTGCTTTGGCATGTAGTCCGTGCAATTCTGAACGAGGAAAAATCGCATTTTCTATTAGAAAACAACAAATGAGAGAAAGATATAAGGATTATAAAAATGGGTGTTGATTTTTACACATGTGCTATTTGTGATAATAATTTTCCAGATTGTGGAGATTATGTTACTTGTGAAGAGTGTTATAACAATTTTTGTAGTGATGAATGTGCTTCTCTTAAACCAATTGCTACTTTGAATGAAGAAGAGTTTAATGAAGATTTAACTAGTTGTTGTATTTGCCGTAAAGAAGTGGCAAATGATTATATATTGTTGGGCGTCTTATTAAGACATTATAATCTCACTAAAGATCAAGTTCTTGATCTTTGGCGTCAAGAAAAAGATATAAAAGATGATGATGATGATGATGGTGGAGGCGAAGACGATGACGAATACGAATACGAAGACGAAGACGAAGACGAAGATGATGATGATTGAAAACAAAGAATCATTTCAAGCAAGAATTAAACCATATTTTTCTCCATCTGATACTCTTGATATTTATCATGCATATTATTTAGCCAAATATGGTCATAGAGGTCAAGTTCGTAGCAGCAAGTACATTTAGTGCTGGCGTATCTGCCCCATTCCTAATACTGAAGCAACCCAAATCAAAATAAGCCGCAAGCAAGATCCGTGCCAGCTTGACACGCCACAAACCTTGGTTATGTTGTGGGGGCTAGGGATCCGTGCGTCCTTTTTGCGTTTCCGCAATGCAGGTTATTTACCTGCTTTGCACTTACCTGTTAATATTTTGGTATTACATAAGTATATGGACAGATTGGAGATGTAATGCCAATAGAAAGTATCTTATCAGAAGACCTAATAAAAAAAATAAAATACCTTTACGATGATGGGTTAAATAGGATTAATATAGCAAAGCAGTTATCACTAACTGAATGGACGGTTAGAAAATGCTTAAAAGGCTATTGTAAAAATAAAAGTGAAAGATTAAAAAGATATCATAGATTCAATTCAGTACAATTGTCAGACTTACAAATTCAATGTATTTTGGGCACATTGCTTGGTGATGCCTCTTTGTCTTATAGACAAAAAACTGATTGTTTTGAGTATCAATTATCTCACTGTAAGGAACAAAAAGAATATATTGAGCACATTTCTCATTTATTGAACGTAAAATGTAATAAATATATTAAAAATGATAATAGTTTTTCTTCTGGAAAAGAGTATTATAAATTATCATATAACAATAAATATGAGTTGGTTAAATTAGCACAACATACTATTAATAATGGTAGGAAAACAATTACAAAAGAATGGGTTAATTTATTGCAGCCAATCGCAATAGCATATTGGTTTATGGATGATGGAAGTTCTTCGTGGATAAAAAATAATCCAGGAATAATGGTAAGGTTTTCTACTCTTTCTTTTACAAAAGACGAGATTAGTTTACTTCAAAATAAATTATTAGAATTTGGTATTGAGACAGTAACACATAACCATACAGATGGTACTGGTCATGAGCTTTATATTAGACAAAAATCAGTAAATATATTTATGAACTTAGTAGAGCCATTTATGGTTAATTGTATGAAATATAAAATAAAGAGAAGATTAAATGGATAGAAAAACATATTTAGAATCTAAAATCTTAGAAGCAAGAGTTGCTTATTATAATACAGACACTCCTATTGTGTCTGATAAAATATATGATGCTTGGATTGATGAGCTAAAAAAAATAGACCCAGTAAATAAGATGATAACTATGGTTGGAGCACCATTATTACCATCTGCTTGGAAAAAAGCCAAACATCACATTCCAATGGGATCATTAGATAAGATAAATACTCCCGATGAATTTGTAAAATGGTGTAAAGATAAAAATTGTGACGAGTGGTTTGTCACAGAAAAGCTTGATGGACTTAGTATTGAATTAATTTATGATAATGGTAATTTAGTTCAAGCAATTACTCGTGGGTCTGATGGTGAAACTGGTGAAGATATTACATCTAATGTTAAACGTATGGGTGGCGTTCAGAATAAGTTATCTTGTGATTTTAATGGTTCTCTTCGTGGAGAAATCATTATGACAAAGACTAATCATAAAAAATTCTTTTCTGACAAAGCAAATCCACGTAATGCCGCTTCTGGCGTTTCAAAACGACTTGATGGTGTTGGTTCAGATAAACTTGATATTCTTTTTTATCAAGTTTTAGGCGATGTAGACTTCACTACAGAAGTAGATCAGTTTGAATGGCTTAAGAAAAACAAAATTGGCACCCCTAATTATTGGCTTAAAAAGAATGCTGGCGAAGTAAATGCACATTGGCGCGATTATCAAGATAATAAACGAGATGCATTAGATTATGATATCGATGGTTTAGTTATTCGTTTGAATGATTTACCAAAGCAAATCGCCCTTGGTGATAAGGACATGCGCCCAAAGGGTGCAATTGCATTCAAATTTGACAATGAAACGCGCGAATCTGTTATTCGAGATATTGTTTGGCAGGTTGGAAATAGTGGCAGACTTACACCAGTAGCAACTGTAGATCCAGTTACATTAGTAGGAGCAACAATTACTAGGGCAAGTTTATATAATATTGCTTATATTGAAGAACTTGGTCTTGATATTGGAGCCACAGTACTTGTAGCAAGAGCAAATGATGTAATTCCTCGTATTGAGGAGCTTGTTAAAGGTACTGGAACTATTGCGGAAGCACCAACAGTATGCCCTGCATGTGGTGGTAGTACCGAAATGCAAGGAGAAAACTTAGTTTGCACTAATAGTAAATCGTGTCCAGCTCAGGTTGTTGGTCGTATTAAAAATTGGATTAGTGAATTAAATATTCTTGAGTGGGGTGATACTCTTGTAGAGCGTTTGGTTGAATCTGGAAAAGTAAAGACTGTTGCAGATTTGTATCGTCTTACAGTTAAAGATTTGGCTAGCATTGATAGAATGGGTGACAAATCTGCTCAGAAATGTTTTGATTTACTTTGGGAATCTAAAAAGATTCCACTTGAAGTATTTCTTGGCGCATTATCAATTCCAATGATTGGTCAATCGACAATTAAAACTATTATGAATGCTGGTTGTGATACATTGGAAAAATTTGGTCAGCTTAAAGCCGAGCATTTTGAACAAGTTCCTGGTGTTGGTCCAATTAAAGCTAAATTTTTGGCTGATGGTTTGGTTTTAAATCAGAAGTTAATTTTAGATATTCTATCAACAGGAGTAGAAATTAAAGATATTGCTGTTGGTGCATTGACTGGAAAATCGATCTGTTTTACAGGCGCAATGAAAAACAAAAGACCAGTACTTGAAAAAATGGCATCAGAAGCTGGTGGAGATGTTAAATCTTCAGTTGGTAAAGGTTTAACCTATCTTGTAATTGCAGATCCTAATAGTACAAGTTCAAAAGCTGTTGCTGCAAGAAAGCTTGGAACCAAATTAATTTCTGAAGAAGAGTTTTTGGAGTTAGTAAAATGAAAATTCAGCCAGTTAGAGATCTAAAAGATAAAGAATCAACAAACTTATATGTTGGAAAAATATTAGATGATAATATGTTCAAATGTCAAATAATAAATATGAGCAATGATATTATAGATATTAAAGTTTTAGATATCTATTGGGACAGAATTGGCACATATATTGATGTTGGTAAAACATATCCTGTAGTTAAACGTCCATTTCTTGTTAAAGATAGTATTATGCAAGTTTGGGAGATTGATGAAAAATATATGAAAAGAAATACATCTCAAGTTATTTTCCAATGGGAAATTGGAATTGGTTGGTGTTGGGATTTATATTCATGATTCCTTATATTAAATATACTATGATTAATGCTGATTATATTTTTATTAGACCAGATGAAGAATTTGGAAAAAGATTTAATTTTTGTACAGAATTAGATGATATTGGAACTGGCAAATTTGACGTTTCATTGGCAAATGGTTCTAAAGTAGAAGTTGTGTCTGATCCTGTTGAAATTTATAGAGAAAAATATGGCGGCAATATATCTGTAACTAAAATAAAAGCAGATATAGCAATTGATTATCATACTATAATAAAAGAATTTTGGATTCCAACACAATATTTAAGTGGATTACAATGAATAAATTATTAACATGGGACTCTTCAATTAATATTGGAGATTATGTTGTTTCAACATATAATAGAAGTCAACTTCTTTATAAAGTTATCAAAATTACAAGGCGTTTCATTACAAAAGATGATATCCATTTATATGATAATGTATATGTTAATGCATATAAAAAAGCTAAAATTGGTGACGAATACAACCCAATTGTGACTATTAGTCCTGTTGGAAATTTAAATTTTCTTAATAAAAAGAAAATTTCAAAAGTTAATTCATCTTTAGATGGAAGTTATCTAATTAAAGTCACTAGAAATGTTGCTGATGAATGGATTGATAAGTTAATTAAAGAATTAAGCGTTATAAAGTAACGTTTAAGTAACATAATTTTATTTATATCAACTAAATAATATATTAGTATAAATGAAAAGCAAATATCTCTGGTTTACTGATTTGCATCTTAATAGGGTTTCACCTATTAAAAAGGTTCTTTTTATAAATCATATTATAAAAGAAAAACCAAAAGCAATATTTTTAACTGGTGATATTTCAAATGGCATGATTTTATATTATGATTTATACTTATTGGCAAGATTTATTAAATGTCCAATATATTTTATATTGGGAAATCACGATTATTGGAATTCATCAATAGAAAAAACTCATAATAAAGTTAAATTGTTATGCGATAAATTTCCAAATCTTATATGGCTTTCCGAACAAGACTTCATTGAGTTAAATGAAGATGTTGCTGTTATTGGAGATGAGGGATGGTTTGATGGTCGGAATGGGAATACTGATTATTTAAAACTAACAGTTGATCAATATTTTATTGAAGATTTTAGACATTATAAATCAATGGATGAAAAACTAGAACATTGGCGCAAAATGTCATTTGAATCTAGTTTAAAAATTAAAGATAAATTACAAAAGGCGTTAAATAAAGGATATAAGACTGTTTACATATTAACTCATTTTCCTCCGTGGGTTGAAGCAACTCGTGCTCGGGGAACATTTTTGGAAAAGTTTTGGTTGCCATATAATACAAATGTAAAAATGGGACAAACAATTGAGCAAGTTATGAAAAACCGGCTTAAATCCAAAGTAATTGTTCTATGTGGTCATATTCACGCAGATACTATAATTCATGTATCTTCAAATATTGAATGTAAAGTGAATAAAGATAAGATATTTGGATGGCTTAGAAATGAAGAGTTATTATTTATATAATCAATGCATAATGCCACATATTATGTATGGCATTAATCATTAAGTTTACAGATGAAGATATTAAGAATTATATAGTGGATTCTCCAGAAAAAGCATATACTCTTGGATTTTTATGGGGAGATGGTCACCTTAAAGGTGGTTTTAAAAATAAATCTGGAATATCTGATGTTAGGTATCCTGGATTTGAAATTATAAAAGATGATTTTGATGAGATAGTTGATTTATTTAAAGTTTGGGGTCAACTCACCATAACATTTAGGCATAGAAAAAATAGAAGACCACAAGGAAATTGTTATATTTTTGATAGTAATTTTGGGTGGTTTTTAACTAAAAATGATTATTTGATTAAATCATCTGTTGAACCAAGTAGTATTTTAAGTGTAATTCCAGAACATTTAAAACAATATTGGTGGAGAGGGTTTATAGATGCTGATGGTTGTTTTTATGTAGGTAAAAATATATATCAATTCTCGATTAGCGGAGCATATGGATTATCTTGGAAAGAAACGAAATCTCTTTTTATTTCACTTGGTATTGATAAATATCAAATTCAGCAAAGAATACATAAAAAATCAAAAAGTTCCGCAATAAGATTAAGTAATAAAGTTTTGATTTCAAAATTAGGCAATTATCTTTATAAAGATAATTTGCATATTGGTTTAAAGAGAAAATATAGCTCATTTGCTTTAATTAAGCAAAATGTAATATAATATCTTGTCATAATATTTATGATTGATCCAGATGATGAATTATGGGCATATACTTCTCAAATAAATTTTGACTGGTATGATGAAATGGTTGATTCAGAACCAACTAAACCACATGCAAAAAAACGAGATCCTGATGGTTGTTTTTGTGTTAAATGCAATGAATTTTATCCATTTGCAGAAGAAAATCAACCAGATGGCACCATGAAGTGTTATTCTTGCAGAAATCCTTGGTAAATTATTTTTAATTTGACTATTATTTTTTAGTGGCTATATTGTTTTGGTGAGGAATCATGACAATAGAGAAAAAATTTACAATTTCGTCAGAAATATTTAATAAATGTACAGCTTTTGCAAAAGCATCAGTAAATACAAGTT